GAGGCGGCTACAACAGGATTTACAATTCAAAACGTAGCGGGTGCAGGGCAAATTTTGCACGCTACAACAACAATAACTTTGGTTGATGCGTCTACATATACATGGGTTGCAACATCTGTAGGGGCAGCGTCACAAGCAGCCCAAATGATATTTGGTGCTGGCTCTATTTCTCTTTCTGGAACATTAGACAGATTGCGGATTATTGGGAGTACAACTGGAAGTCCTGTTGATACATTTGACGCAGGAAAAATTAACATTCTTTACGAGTAAAAAATTGATCCGCTCAGTCTTCTTCTTGCCGCCAATGCTTGTGTCGCTGCCATCAAGGAGGGCTGCAAGCTGTACAAGCAAGCTAAGACTTCCTTTATGGAGGTCAAAAGCACTGTTAACGAAGTCATTGGGATCGCAAAAGAGGTTAGGGGTTTCTGGGGAAAATTGGCAGAGATGTTTGGTGCAAGTGCTGCACCTGTCCCACAGGGAAAATCGCCCAAGCCTGTGGCGAAAAAGAAAGAAGCCTACGTTGCCGTTGACGAAACCCAAGTCATGGCAGACATCGTCACTCAGCTTACAAAGCTGTTCAGGCTTGAAGAACAACTAGCAACGCACATCCGGGAGGCAGAAGAACAATCCAGAAACGTCTATGACCCCGATGCCAACCTGATGGAAGCTGCGTTGCAGCGAGTGATGGCACAGCAGCAGATGGCGGAACTGATTGTGACGGTCAGGGAAACGATGGTGTACCAATCCCCGCCTGAGATGGGCGCGTTGTACAGCAAAGTGTTTGAGATGCGGGAGATCATTGGACAGGAGCAGGAACAGGCAAGGCTGAAACAGGAAGCACAGCAGAGGTACAAGCAATGGCAACGGCAGGAGGCAAAAAGAAACTTCCAAGCAAAGTCGGTGTATCTAGTAGTAACAGCTATCTTCCTCCTGTATCTTTGGGCGTTCCTCCTCCTAGTAAATCGCTGGGAGAAGACGTAGTGGGCTGGGTTGCTGCTTTGGTTTTGGTTGGGCTGATGCTGCCACTGCTGGGTATGTTGTATCTGGACATACTAGAAGCCAAGCATGAGGTCAAAGCGCAGGTAGAGAAGGTAGAAAAACTCAGGCGTGAGCTTGAACAGAAAGAACGGAATAAATAATGTTACCAATACTTGCATCCCTCCTAGGTAGCTTGGCCCAGAACGGGCTTGGTCTGCTGTCCTCTGCTATACAGGCCAAAGGCAAGGAAGTCGTTGAGAACACGCTTGGCGTGAAGATTCCTGACAACCCAACCGCAGAAGACGTTTCCAAGCTGCGCCAGCTTCAGTTTGACCACGAAGAAAAGCTCCTTGAACTAGGCATTGAGAAGGCCAAGCTGGAGTTGGCTGAAATGGAAATGTTTGCCAAGGCCGCACAAAGTGATGCCGACAATGTCACGGATCGCTGGGAGGCAGACATGTCCAGTGACTCTTGGCTGTCAAAAAACATCCGGCCCATGTCCCTGATTGCCATTTTTCTGGGCTACTTTTTGTTTGCCATGATGTCGGCCTTTGGTTTAAACGCCAATGAGTCCTACGTTTCCTTGCTTGGTCAATGGGGAATGTTGATAATGGGCGCATACTTTGGCGGCAGAACCATTGAGAAACTTGCAGAAATGAAAGGCAGAAAATGAAAGCCAAGCTAACTTTCTTTGTGACCATGATGGTCAGCTTCACTTTGTGCGTTGTCATCATTAGCATGGTTGGCGTTTTAATGACGGGTTTGTTTGACGAAAAAGTTGACAACGCTGAAATCTTTAAACTCATATCACCAGCATTTCAGACTATTGTCGGTGGTTTTATTGGATTGCTGGCTGGTGTAAAACTGTCCCACGACGAGGAAGAAAAATGAGTTTATCTGACGAACAAGCCGCATTCCTGTTGGATGCCTGCAAACTCATTACCTACGCCACGGAACAAGGCTTTAAGGTTACCGGTGGAGAACTTGCCCGCACCCCAGAGCAGCAAGCTATCTATGTCAAGACGGGTCGTTCCAAGACCATGAAGTCCATCCACCTCAAGCGGTGCGCCATAGACTTGAACTTCTTCAAGGATGGGAAGATAATCTGGGACAAGGCAACCATTGCTCCACTGGGCGCGTATTGGGAGTCATTGAATATCAAAAACCGCTGGGGCGGAAATTTCTCCAACCTTGTGGACTGTCCTCATTTTGAGCGTAACGTGGGTTAAAAATGCCATTAACCAAAGTCGTATTCAAACCCGGTGTAAACAAAGAGAACACCCGATATACCGCCGAAGGTGGCTGGTATGACTGCGACAAAATTCGCTTTCGCCAAGGCACGCCTGAGAAGATCGGTGGATGGAGTCAAATCTCTGGGTATACCTATGACGGTACTTGCAGATCGCTGTGGTCATGGGCGTCCCTTTCCGGTATTGTTTATGTCGGGGTTGGTACTTACTTAAGGTTTTACATTGAAGAGGGCGGTCAGTACAACAACATTACGCCGATCAGGGCTTACGGTACGGGGCTGGTTGGCCCTTTTGCAGCTACCGCAAGCTCAACCACCGTCACGGTGACAGACGCATCACACGGCGCTACTGATGGCGATTACGTCACATTTCTTGGCGCTGTAGCTCTTAGCACGCAGACGTTTACACGCACAACTGCAACCAATTTTGTATTGTCCACGGCACTTGCAGCCAATACACCCGTTGTCCTCACAGTATCTACAGGCGGCGCTTTGCCGACCGGACTGCTGACTGGGGTTCAGTACTACATACAGGTAGTGTCCGGCACAACGATCCAGTTTGCCAACGTCCCCAGCGGTGCGGCGGTCAGCACATCAACGGCTGGCTCAGGCACATTCTCCCTGTATGTAAACAACGGCTTAACAGCAGATGTACTGAACCAGAGTTTCGCTGTTACTGTTGTGGACGGCAACACATACACCATCACTACACCGGTAGCAGCAGGAGTCTATGACACAGGTAGCGGCGGGACAGTTAATGCCTACTATGAGATTCACATTGGCGCAGATAATGCCCAGCCCATTACTGGCTGGGGTACAGGGTCATGGGGTTCAGGATCGTGGGGTACAGGGCAGTCTGGTACGTCTGCGGCTCGTCTCTGGTATCAAAACAACTTTGGTCAGGACTTAATCTACGGTTACCGTGGCGGAGCAATATATTACTGGAACGGCTCTATTGGCACGCAGCCATTGCCTTTTACTATTACTATTGCCGTTCCCGGCGTTGTTACTCTGAGTTCCGGCTCCCTTATTGATGGCACGGCAGTTGTCTTAGAGTCCACCGGTACACTTCCAACAGGTTTGACGATTGGCACAACTTACTACACAGGCGGAGCATCAGGTGCAACGGTAAAACTGGCTACATCTTTTGCCAATGCGCTGGCAGGCACATTCATTACAACCACGGGCACGCAGACTGGCACGCACTACATCCTGCCCAACGGTCTCCCGGTCACATCTTTGGGTGGGGCTTCAGATGTCCCTGCCCTTGCCAATTTTATAATGGTGTCGGATGCTAGCCGCTTCACAATAGCGTTTGGTTGTTCAGCCTATGCAGCCACAGACACAGTAATAGACCCCATGCTGATTCGCTGGTCTGACCAAGAGTCGGTAGTCAACTGGACTCCAGCGGTAACCAACCAAGCGGGCTTCCTGCGCTTATCCCACGGGTCGGAGATCGTAACCGCTGTTCAGACCCGACAAGAGATTGTGGTCTTCACGGACACATCAATTTATTCTTTGCAGTATCTTGGCCCACCTTATGTCTGGGGTTCTCAGCTTCTGGGAGACAACATCTCCATAGCCGGGTACAACACCGCCATCGTTGCATCTGGGATTATTTACTGGATGGGTGTGGATAAGTTTTACAAATACGACGGTCGGGTTCAAACCCTGCGCTGTGACCTGCTTCGGTTTATTTACAGTGACATTAACCTTGACCAACAGGTTCAGTTCTTTGCTGGCACAAACGAAGGCTTTAATGAAGTCTGGTGGTTCTACTGCACATCGGGTTCTACGGTCATCAACCAATATGTAATTTACAACTACACCGAGGACATCTGGTATTACGGCTCATTGGGTCGGACAGCATGGCTGGACTCTGGCCTAGACAACTACCCGCTGGCGGCAACGTACAGCTACAACTTAGTCTTCCATGAGAACGGAATTGACGACAACACGACCAATACAACGCAAGCGATAGAGGCGTACATCACCTCATCGCAATACGACATTGGGGACGGACACAATTTTGGTTTTGTCTGGCGTATCGTGCCTGACCTTACCTTCCGTGGCTCGTCTACTACAGGGTTAACTCCGCAAGTCACCATGTACTTACTGCCGCTTCAGAGTTCAGGCTCTGGGTACAACGACCCGGTGGAGTCTGGTAATCAGTCTGTGGGTGGAGTCAGCTACGCCAATGTGGATCGAATTGGTACGTACACCGTGGATCAGTTCACTGGACAGGTTTACACGCGAGTGCGCGGTCGCCAGATGGCTTTGAAGATTTCATCCAACCAGATTGGCACGATGTGGCAGCTTGGTGCGCCTCGTATCGACATTCGCCCTGACGGTAGGCGCTAATGGCTACGTTTGATCCCAAGACGCTTGATTTCCGCAACCCGTTAGCTCCAAACCTACCGCTTGCTCCGATGGAGTATGAGCGTCAGTTTCAGGATCAGTTTGAAAACATTCTGCGTTTGTACTTTAATCAACTTGATAATGCCTTTGGCTCTTTACTTGGCCCGACCGGCGGTAAGTATCTAAAGTTCCCTTACGGGGCATTCTCTAGCGATCAAGACCAAACCGCTGTTGCAAACACAGCTACGCTGATGACGTTAAACACTACAGATTTCTCCAATGATGTGTCAATCAGTTCGTCCAAGATTACTGTAGCAAACTCAGGTATATACAACCTTCAGTTCAGCGTTCAATTAGAGAACGCAGACAACGCGCCGCAAGACACTTTTATTTGGCTTAAGCAAAACGGCGTAGACATTGTTGGCTCTACTGGCAAAGTGGGTATGCCTGCTAGAAAAGGTGTTGGCGACCCATTTCATTCTATTTTTGGGTGGAATTACTTTGTAAGCATGACGGCAGGGCAGTACATAGAAATTTACTGGTCAACAACCAACGCAAATGTCACCATCCAATTTTACCCAGCCTCTGGAACCCCAACCAAGCCGTCTACCCAGTCTGTCGTAGCCACAATGTCATTTGTCTCAAGGCTTCCATCATGATACTATCAACCACCCCTGTTTAAATGAGGCAAAAATGAGCCTACAGCACGCTGCAAAACACTTAGCTGCCCACGGCAGAGGCCCAGACACGGTTCTTGTTCACATGAGCAAGGGTGAAGTCAAGAGTTTAAACGACTTGGCTATGGCTCATGGCGGGCATCTCACCATCAATCCTAAGACGGGTTTACCCGAAGCTGGCTTTCTTTCATCTATCCTACCAATGGCTCTTGGCTTTGGTTTAAACATGGCATTCCCCGGTCTTGGTCAGGTAGGCTCCGGCCTAATTACCGGCGCATTGGGCATGGCTCTAAACCCAAAAGGCGGTTTAATGGGTGGCCTGATGGCTGGCTTAGGCGGGTATGGCGGCGCGGGTTTGGGGCAGTCTTTGGCTGCGGCGGGTATGCAAGAAGCCACCGCCGCAGAGTTAGCCCAAAACCAAGCGTATCAGCAAGCACAAGCCACCGCGCAGGAACAAGCGTTGCAGCTTGGAGCAAATCCAACTACCGCAACGGGAATTGCAAATATACCGCTAACCCCCGATCAATACGCAGCCCAAGCTCAAAGCATAACTGCACCATTAAATCAAATGAGTCAGGCTACAGCGGATAGGATTGCGGTTAATTCTGGTTTTGGTGATCCTAGTTTAACCACTAGCACAATGGGTAATCGCATGGGAACCGCCTTTGAGGGGTTTAAAAGCTTAGGCGGAGAGTCTGGACGCGATGCATTTATGAACAATATTGGTGGACTCTCGGGTTTGGCTAAAACAGGCGCGATGGCTGCTGCCCCATTGCTTGCAGACGCAATGAAAGAAGATGCTCCTCCTGAAATAAAGACGGACAGTGACCCCGGTCAGCAATACAAATACGCAGCTAATCCAAGCAATCCAACGCCAGCATCCGACCGGTATGGGCGGGAACAAACATACTTTAATCCAACATACACAAACGCCGCTGCTGGCGGCATGATGGCTTCTGGCGGCATGGCTCTTGGGGGTTTAAGTAGTAATGCAGGGCCACTTTTAGAACGGCTTATGGGTAAAAGTTCTGGGGATCAACCCGGTGTCCCCGAAGGCTATTCATACGACCCTGACACCCAGCAGTACATAAAATTAGCATCTGGCGGCATCTCTGATGCCTACAACCTTGGCGGCTATTCAGATGGTGGTCGCTTGCTTCGTGGCCCCGGTGATGGTGTGTCTGACTCAATTCCTGCTGTGATAGGCAAGAAGCAGCCAGCCCGTCTGGCTGATGGTGAGTTTGTTGTACCTGCCCGGATTGTTTCTGAGCTTGGCAATGGATCAACAGAAGCTGGCGCACGCAAGCTGTACGCCATGATGGACAGAATTCAAAAAACCCGCAGCAAGACAGTTGGCAAAGGAAAAATTGCCAAAAACAGCAGGGCCGAACAGTATTTGCCAGCATGAGTTACGTCATCACCGCAGAGAAGTTTACCGACACGTACTTGGAGCTTGAACCCTTGTACAGGCAGCACTATTCTGAGATGATTGATCGTTTAAACAAAGAAGGTTTTGAGTACTCGCCATATAACCCAAGGCTGGATGAGTACGGCAAGTCCTGCGAGCGAGGGGATTTGTTGACTTTTGTGCTTCGGTTTGACGGTGTTGCCTGCGGCTACATCAATGTGTATGTTACGAGTGATATGCACAACCAAGACCTGATAGCGCAAGAAGACACCATTTTTGTGGTCAAAGAGCATCGCAACGGAGTGGGCAAGAAACTTGTTCAGTTTGGATTGCAAGAGTTAAAACGCCGTGGAGTTAAGCGGCTGCTTGTATCAGCAATGACTGATTTGCGGGTGGCAAAGCTTTGGGGCCGGATGGGCTTCAAGGAAGCTGCAACCCAAATGATTTACAGATTTTGAGGTTTAAACATGTGTAGTCCAGCACCATCAGCACCATCATCAACAACACAGACAACTGATCTGCCGGATTGGGCTAAGCCGTATGCCAAAGAAACATTGGCAAAGACTTCTGCGCTTACCGACATCAATCAAAACCCGTATCAGAAATACGGTGGCGAGCGGATTGCAGGCTTTCAGCCTATGCAGGAGCAAGCGTTTAAAACCATGAGTGGTATGGACGCAAGCCCAGAGGGCTTTGCTAAAGGCATTGGCTCTTACATGTCGCCGTACATGCAGAATGTGGTTGATATTCAAAAGCGCGAAGCTGGTCGTCAATCTGATATTGCTGGTACTCAGCAACAGGCGCAGGCTACCCAAGCGGGCGCTTTTGGCGGTGGTAGAGATGCAATCATGCGGGCAGAACGTGAGCGCAATCTTGGTCAGCAGATGAATGACATTCAGGCCAGAGGCTCCCAAGCAGCCTTTGATCAAGCGTCAGGTCAATTCCGTCAGGGTATTACCCAACAATCAGGGCTTGCTCAAATGCAGGGGCAGATGGGTCAACAACAGCAGCAGCAAGAGCAACGCCCGCTGGATATGGCCTATCAGGACTTCCAGAACCAACAAAACTACCCGTATAAACAGTTGGGCTTTATGTCTGACATGGTCAATAGGCTCCCGCTTGGTCAGAAATCTACAGCGCAGGTATACGACCAAGGCCCGGGCATGGTGCAGACTTTGGCGGGCTTGGGTGGCGCGGCCTACGGCTTCGGTAAATCGGGGATGTTTGGCGCAGAGGGCGGTTTGATGGAGTCGTATGCTGACGGCGGGGTAACAAGCGACCAAAACGTAGAAAGTATTCTTGGCAGGCTCAGTGACCAGCAGTTGGCGCAAGCTAAAGAAACAGCGTTAAACCGCCGCGATATTGAACAAGCACAAATGATTGATGCAGAAATGGCTGAGCGTGCTTCGATCCGTGGTGGTCTGGGCGGCGCGTTTAACCAAATCCCCATAGAGCAGCAAGAAGAAATGATGGCTGGCGGCGGTATTGTTGCGTTTGCTCCGGGCGGAGCTGCGAAAAGTAAAGACACCTATGGAAACAGGTTTGAACAAAGTTTGACCGACTTGAAAGCAATGTCTAATAAAGCCCCGGCAGAACAGACTCCAGAACAAAGAGATGAAGCTATTTCCGCCCGTATTCCAATGTTGGAAAAACGCTATGGCCCTGACATTACTCAACCATATTTAGAAGAAACTAAATCTAAACGGGCTGGGTTAACAGATCAAATGGAAAAAGACAAAGGTCTTGCTTTCGCTATGGCAAGTTTGGGAATGCTGAGCCGTAAAAGAACTCCGGGTGAAAGCCAGCGGAATCAACTTTTTTCTGGGCTGGGTGAAGCTGGGCAAACATTTATCAGTGAAGTTGGCCGACTTAAGAAAGAAAACCGTGAGGTCGATGACAAGCTGCGTCAGTCTGAAATTTTGTTGGCTACCGCTCAACAATCTCGTAAGGAAGGCTTGATTAACAAAGCAGATGCTGAAGAAACCCGTGCACAAGATTTGAAGAGAGATGCGTTCAAAACTAATATTGATGTGCAAGGAAAAGTTGCCCAGCTTACAAGCGGTTTAGCGCAACAAGAAATGCAGGGTGCGAACGCGCTGAAAGTCGCGGGGATCACCGCCGCGGTTCAACGCGAAACAATGAATAAGCCCGGCGAGTTGGAACGCATAATGGCCGACGTAGAAGCTATTCGCTCAGGCAAGAAATCATTTGCGGGTAAAACAGGCGAAGAAGGCGCTCAAGCTTATAAAGAAACTCTTAGCCAAGTTGGTGAAGCACGGGGTGGCTATAGGTACTTGGGGCCAGATAAATCACCAGAACAAGCCGCAGCAATTAGAAAGCAGGCTTTGGATGACGACCGAGTGAAGGACGCTGGGCTTGCAATAATTGCGGCTGGTAGCGACCCCGTCAAAAAGCAAGCTGCACGAGAAAATTACGACCGTATTTTGCAGAGCGTTGAGCAGGGACTTAGAGATCAGATACAAGCTGGTAGGACGCAACGTGGCCCTGCTGATGCGACTACCGCACCGGCTAAATCTGCTGCGGCGGTGGGTAGAACTCCACCTCCAGCGGCTGTAGACATGCTGAAATCAGATCCTTCGGGCAAAAACAGGAAAGATTTTGACGAGATATTTGGGCCGGGAGCAGCAGCCAAAGCATTGGGGCAATAAACATGGCAAACCCCTTTGCAAAATTTGCTCAGCCAGAGGTAGAGCAAAACCCATTTGCTCAGTTTGCCCGTCCGCAGGAAGAAACAGCCGCGCCTCAAAAACTAACACAACCACAAGAAACCACATCAAACCCACTCATTGGGTTGGTTGGCCGCACAGCTTCTTTAACCGGCGCTTTTGTAGATTCCGTGGCTGAGGTTGCCGAACGAGTCGGTGACAAATTGGAATTGGCTATGCCGTTGTCAGGCATACCCGCAGAAGACATCAAAAACAAAAAGCAGCTTCAGCCCCTGTTTGACTGGGCTAAATCGTTAAAAAATTATGATGAAAGCTTAGGCTACCAGCCAAGTACACAACTCAAAGAGTTAGGCAGCAACCCACTTAATACTATTTTTTTTGTTGCCGAACGGGTAATAACGTCCGTGCCCGATATGGTTGGCGCAGTGAGAGCGCCTGTTGCTTACGTCATGGCGCGTACAAAAGAAATTTTGGACGAGCGCGTTAAGAACGACGAAAAAACGCTTGACGATGCTACTGTCGCAGACGTAACCGCTGCGGCTACCGCTGCTGTCATTGAGTCCACACTTGAACGCTTTGCCACCAAAGGTTTGTTCAAGCCCACTACCGCCAAAACAGCCACAGGCAGGATTGCCAAAGAAACAGGAATTCAGGCAGGTACTGAAGTTGTTGAAGAAGAAGCTGCGTATCTTGGTGAAGCCGCAGGAACTAAAAAAGGTCTCAGTGCAGAAGAAGCGTTAACTCGCGGTGCTGAAGCTGCAATCGTCGGTGGTGGTCTCGGTACTACTGTACAGGGCGCAAAGGAAATCTTTGCCCCTGAAAAGCCGCAGTCGGTTGAAAAGCAACGACAAACAATTCTTGACAGTTTGGCCTCTCAAGAAACAGGAGAACCCGCCGGTCTATTTGCAGATCAAGAAGGTGGTAAACCCGCTGGACAGCCCGGCCAAGAATCTCAAGTTGATCTTTATGCACAACGGGCTGCGGATGCGTTGGAATCCACAAACGCTATTGCGGGAAGAGGCGCTACTGTATCTGCAAAATACGGTGACGCAGATCAAACACTGCCGCCATCCAATGAACCTGCCGGATTGTTTGAAGACGTAGATACCGGCGCTGCTGCCACAACAACTCCCAACGCACCCGGTACTCCTGCCGCACCTGCGTCGGCACAAACCCTTGAGGCCTACGGTGATTTTGTACGCCAGTACACCGACCTGAGAGACGAATACAACTCTCTACCTATGGGCCGGATAGATCAAGCGGGCATGAACCAGCGTGAGTTAATCCTAAAAGATTTGGCCGGAGTTATAGATGCCAACATGGGGCTTATCCGTAACAGGGGTGTTGCAGCGCAACTTAAAAACCCAATGTTTGACGGCTCGACGGTGTTGGCCAGACTTGAGCCAAATGCTGGCCAGCCTCGTGCAATGCAGGGTAACTTGTTTGGCGTGTTCCAAGCAGCTACCCGCCGCATGAAAAATGCTATGGCGTTGTCTGGGCAAAGTGTAGACGGGGCGATCACAGAGTTAGAAGATAACCGTGTCCGCATCCAAGAAAAGATTGACTCTGGTGGGTTTGATGATGCAACTATCATCAGTATGCGCCCCGCTGGTATGTCGTCTGGCCAAGCTCTCAAAAGTCGAGACTCAATCCTCCAAAACTTTTCACAGCGGTCAAACGCCGAGATTGATCAGGCGATTGATATGTTGCGTAGAGGTGTTGGCCAGCCCCGTGCGATGCAGAGTAATCTGTTTGGTTCGGAAGAACCGGAGGACAAACCCAAACCCAAACCACAAAAAGAACAAGTTGAAGAAGACTTATACGAAGACGAAGATAAAGAAGAAGTAAGGTACGACCAAAAAGGCAATCCTATCCGTGCGCCAAAAGTAGATACGGAACATGTTCCGCAAACAGAAGAAGGCGGCAAAATCAAAGGTTTCTTTGATTCCATCCAGTCTGTTTCTAATTCTCCGGCGGAACAAGAGCGTCACGGCAATTCTAGAAATACCGCTGCTGACACTATGCTGGAGTTTGATATTGCCCAGCCGGGCGAGACGACCAGCGCTGGTGCACAGCAGATGCTCGACTATCTTGCCCGTCGTGTTGGTGGCCAAGAAAAATTAAACCAATTACTAGACGCGCTACAAAACGCAGACCCAGAGACGCAATCAGACTTACTAAAAAAAGCTGGGTTACCGGACATGACAGCACGTCGTGGCATGGATGAGTTCAGTTCACAGGTGCAGGAATATGTAGACCAGATGATGGGTACAGGGGAAGGCCCGCTGTTTAATATAAGAACAAGTAAGATGCGCCCGTCAAAAGTTACTGGCACAAAAATACCGTACCAAGAAACAATAACTACGGGTGCAATGGTAACCAGCGCCTACGCAACACCAAAAGGCGGCAAACCCCGCGAGCCAAGCCAAGCAATACGTGATGTAGTTCGTGACATAAACGATAACAAACTGCGCCCAGCAGCTTTGATACTTAAGCAGATGATCGGCGGCAAGGTTTCTGCACAAGCCCAAGCTGCCATCACGTACTTGACCAATTTGAACCGGACTACATTTGGAGATGCCCTCAGAGATTTGGCGTTTGATCTTGCCTATTTTGAGGTAAACCGTAAACACTATGGCGCTGGTTCAACCTTTTATAGAGAAGGTGGCGAGTACGCAAAAGACTTCCGTGCGTGGATTGCGGCTAACCTAGACCCATCTACATTGGAGTTGCTAGATGAGTTGGTTGCCGAGAACAAACAGAACGCTGGGGCAAAGAAAGAATATAGAAAAGCCAAGGCTGAGTACAACAAGCAGCTCAAAGCTCGAGTTGAAGAAGAAGGCGACAGAGCAGAGAAGAATGGGGCAAAGCTACCAAAAGCCCCAAAGAGAAAAAGAGAGCGCATCTCCAAGAAAATGTTGACGGAGATGGAAACGGAAGCGGGTGAAGGAGAAGAAGTTCTCAGTCCAACCAGAGAAATAAATCTGGAAAATATACCTTCTCTTGAGATGCTGTATGACGTGCATCCGGCTATTGTTAGGGAACTGGAAAAGGGCAATACCCGTAAAGCGCTTGAGCTTCTTGCGCAAACAAAGAACAGCAAGTATTACGCCGAACTTGCGCAGCGCCTGCTAGATACTGGGTTCACAGCAAAAACTCGTTTGATCGAGGCGGACAAGTTAGAGTCCCTATCAAACAACCCGCAGATTACAGAATCACTTAACGAGCGCTTGGATGCTCTGCGTGATTTGGTTGTTGCGCTGTACCCCCAAGAGCAGCAAGCAGCAATCATAAAAGACCTGAAGTCGGGTAAGTTACGCAATTTAATATTTGCTCTGGACACAATCCAAGACACACTGAGTAGCAACAACGGCACTGAGTCCAATCAGCAGCTTCTTGACAGCGTTATGGACATAGTGGACAAGGAGTTTGCGTGGGATGGTAAGTACGATCCTGCAAGCGACACCATTGTCATGCGTCAAGGCAATAGCAAACTCACCAATCATTTGTTGTTGCATGAAACTGTTCACGCAGCTTCATCGTATTTGATCGACAATGCTGACAAACTGGTTGGCATACAGCGTCAAGGTTATGAGCGCCTTGAAGAGTTGTTTAAGTACTCCAAAGATATGATGAATCAACAGGGGGTGACAGACAACCCTTTCTACGGTTTACAGGACTTACATGAGTTTGTGGCCGAGGCGTTGACAAACCCCAAACTGCAAGCCGTGTTGCGCTCTTACCGGTACAAGGCTTCTTCGTTCTCTCTTTGGAATCGCTTTACTGATTCTATAAGCAAGATGTTTAAAGTGAAGCCCGGCGAGCCAAGCAACGTCATGGCCGAAGTCATGTTTGCTGCTGATGCAATGATGGCCGGTACGATGTCTTTGCAAGGTATGAATGAAGTGGGTGGGACTATCTCAGGGCCACCCGCGCCAAGAGCGATGGCCACTCAAAGGTCACCAAGAACTGTGCCCAAGGGCATGCCAAACCAACCGTCCACAATCAAACGTTGGATGATGGCCAGTACGTGGGCCAAAGGTAAGATGCGTGAGATACGCAGTATGGATTCGGCTGCACGCGGCGCGTATCTGGGTATGTTGACGTTACGCCAAATCAATGACTTGGTAGCTGGACGTATACCGCAGATAAACAACTTTATTAACGTGGCGGAAAAGTTTCTGTCCCGCAAGTCACAGATACTTAAAGAGTCTGGTGACATATCTCGCAAGTGGGAACGCCTGCAAGCAGCTGATCCAGACATGTCACGACAACTTGGTGTTGTGATGCACAGCGCAACTATTTTAGAAGTTGATCCAGACAAAGCTACGTCTGCTCAACGGGCTAAAAATCCTGAGTTAATGAACAACTGGAAACAGTTAGACCCAGAAGCAAGAACTATCTACAGAGAAGTTCGTGATTTCTACGAGCGTCGGTACAGTAATTACAAGCGCCTCATGAACCAACGCATCATATTTATGCGGAATATGGGCGTGTCTGAGGCATCAATCACAGAGATTCGTAACGAGTTTGAAAAGGGTAAACGGGCGGGGCCTTACTTCCCACTGATGCGTTTTGGCCAATATTGGTATCAAATTGGTAAGGGGGCAAACCGTGAGTACTACATGTTTGAATCGCAGGGCGCAAGAGAAGCTCACTTGCAAGCCCGTCTGGATCAAGAACCTAATAAAACTGCCCGCGATGCTTTAGAACAAACTATTGGCACAAACATAGGTGATGACTACCAGAAACAAATGGACTTGCACGCACGTCAATCTGAGTTTTTAAAGAATTCATTTGCTGCTGTAGACGGTATGAACATGGCGGGTCTTACACCAGCTGAAGCTGATAAACGTAAGACTGAATTAAAAGATAACTTGTACCAGACGTATCTGGCCAACCAGCCAGATCGCGGCATACGTAACGCCTTCATACACCGTAAAAGTGTTGCTGGTTATTCTGAAGATGCGTTGCGCAGTTTTTCATCGTCGTCATTCAGCATGGCTTATCAGATGTCACGGTTGGAGTACTCCCCAGAGATGTTCTCCCAGCTTGATGCCGCACGGTCGCAGATAAAAGGACGCTTTACCGCCGGTGCAAAATACGATGAAGCGCTTACCGCTGAGAATGATGAACTGCGTAGTTATGTCCGAGAGATTGATAATCGTCTTGGTGCAATACTTAACCCGGAAGATACCGGCAAGTGGACATCGTACTTCTCAAACATAGGGTTTGTCTACTACCTAACTTCAATTGGCTCCGCGCTTGTCAACGTGATGGGCGGCGTAATGATTGGTGCACCAACGCTGATCGGTCAACAGGTTCGTGCAAATCCCGGTATGAGTTACGCGAGGGCCACTGGCCGTGTTCTATACAACATGGGTAAAACAACCGCTGAAATCATGGCTACTGGTTTTGGTATTGAAGCTGGCGGGCGTGTAATAGACTCACGACTGTTATCTCCTTCGCTTGAAAGATCAAAAAGTCTGTCAACGATGGACAAGGCGGCATATAACCGTTTTGTTGCTGATGGCATTATTGATATAACCGCAGCTTATGACCAGTCAGGTTTGGCAGCTAATCCAACCTCTGAGTACAACAGCATACCTAACCGGGCCATGCAGATCGTGGCCTACGCATTTCACCACGCTGAGCGGTTCAACCGTGAAATCATGGCCATGTCTGCTTTTAGATCGGCTATGGAGAAGAGGGCAAACTATCCCAACAAACAACAAGCGTTTGCGGAGTCAATTGCCGAAGCCAAAGACTTGACCCAACGGGCCATGTTTGATTACTCGTCAACCAACAAGCCACGTTTCTTGCAAAGTTCTCTGGCCAGAATTGTTCTCCAATTTAAACAGTTCCCGCAGCAAATGACTTGGTTCTTGGCCCGAAACGCTTGGAACACATTTGGTAATTTACCCGAAGCAGAAAAACGTGAAGCCCGCGCCCGCTTTGTTGGCACGATGGGCATGGCGGCTATCTTCTCTGGAGTCACTGGTCTCTGGGGCTTTTCGACTGTGGCGGCTATTGTTGAAGCTTGTGCGGCTTTTGGCGACGATGAGGACGAACCACCGTTTGATTTTGAGCTTGAGTTTGCAAATTGGGCGGTCAATACGTTTGGTGAAAACATGGGGACTATGGTGTCACGCGGTATTGGCAACGCTGCCGGTGTTGATCTACATAGTCGCTTGAAACTTGACGGTATGTGGTTTAGAGACGGGCGAAATAATTTAGACGCGGAGGCTCAAGTAGAAGCTTTTCTGGTGGGCATACTGGGGCCAACAGTTGGCCTTCTACCAACCGCCGCTCGTGCCGTAGACCTATACAAAACAGGCCATGCTGATAGGGCGATTGAATCAATGTTGCCCGGGTTCGTTAAACAACCCGTAGTTGCCGCACGGTACGCGCAAGAAGGCGCTCGGACTATGCAGGGTGACATCATGAAGAAGGAGTTCTCTCCTTTTGAGTTGATGATGCAGGGATTGGGTATACGACCCGCTGACCTTGCGGAGATTCAGTTCCGAAACATCAAGGTAAAAGGACAGGAGCAGGAGATACTTAAAAAACGCCAGAATGTGTTAAACATTTTTGGGTTGACTGTCATGACCAACGATGAAGAGGGAACACAGGCGGCGATCGAGAAAATAATAAAATTCAACACCAAGTATCCTACGCTCGCAATAGACGTGGACACCATCTTCAAATCTATAGAGGGCAAGTTTGAAAAGTCAGCGCAAACTGACCACGGCCTGTACATTGACCCCAAGCTGCGGTACTTATTTACGGATACTTACATTCAAAAAATAACGGAGAAAGAGAGTAAAAGCTCCGCTGAAGAAAATCCGTTCGCTAAGTTCGCACAATAAAAAACGCCCCGCTTTTTACGGCGGGGCAAATTAAGGAGAGCGCAACTGCAAGTTGCCTTTAGATTGTACGCGCTTAACCCGCCAAACACGCAAGCCCCTGACCCCATCTTCTATTACCAGCTTAATGATTGTTGCGTAGCCAAGACGCCGCAGCTTATGTTCTATGCGATCGCGTGCTGCTACGTCATCAAGACACGGCACAAAGAAAGAGCTACCAACTGTAAATTCTCCCCAGTTAAGTTGGTACGTTACGCCCTCAATCCGCATCGCCTTGCAGGTCAATACTGGGTGCAACCCCCAACAAATCAGAGTCAAACTCCAAGGCCACCACCGGTGGGGCGCTGATGTCTGTGCCAATGTCCAACCGGGTACGAACCTCGGCGATGAACGCGCCCGTCTTGTTCAAAGCGGTCAGCAGGTCGGTGAACGTGATCTGCTTAAGTACACAGAAATCTTTGAGCGACTGGCGGATGATGTATATACGGCGTGTATCTGGCTCGTACCGGACAACCAGCGCCCCACGGGGTAAGAGCAGCGGGGCGGCGGCAATCCCTGACTTGGAACTGCTGTACTTGTTGACCACCAGAATGTTCAGGTTGTGCTTCAGCAGGAACTCACCAACGATGGTGGCGTAGTCATTGAACGACAGTCGGGTGGTTGACTGCATGTCAGAAATCTCGGCTACCGCCCAGTCAAAAACTCGTTTGTGGTTGATGCTGTGCAGCCCTAGCTTGTGAGCAATCATCCCGCCCGTCAGATTTGCTGCCGCCATCCCTGACCAAAAGCGTTCTCGGGTGTCTATGTTTACGGCTTTGTCGAATCTGACCTGCACCTTCAGCGCAAGGTCAACAATCTCCTCTAGATTCTGCACAAGGTACTGAGCGTATGGCAGGCCAGCCAAACCGTAGTTACTGTGCAAGCGACCAAATACTTGCTTGGCCGAAGCCTTGTCGAGGTTGTTGGTTGGGTCAATCTTGTACTGCATCAAGCGCATCAGCTCGCCTTCTGAGGTTGACTTCAAGGACTCCAGCTTGTCGGTCATACTGGAGTTGGACGTGGCCACCATCATGGTCGCCCAGAATCCTTGAGACTCTCGCTCCTCATTGGAGGATGCTTTCATTCGGCGGCGCGGTGCGCCCTGCGTCACACTGTAGGCCAGATCAGAGAAATCATCGCCACTCATCTTTGTGATCTCATCCACACCCAAGGGTAGATTGCACATGACTGCCATACGGTGAAGCTTGACGTTCAGGGTATCTTTCCATTGCAGCATCAGTTCGTCGGGGTGACCCCACACGCTGTTCATAACCTGAAGTATTGTTGACTTGCCTGTTCCAGATTTATTATTTATAAGGTTGATGATGCCGCCCTTGATACCCATAAATTTGATAAGCGGTGCGCCAAATGCGGAGAATACTGCGAAGGCGTGTGGCTCAAAACCCGGCATATCGTAGACATTGATAATCTCTTTCCACTCGTCCAGCGATCCCGTAGGTCGTAGGGCGTGGGCAATATCCCGTGTCGCCTTGGAGGGTGGGCTGTACTTAACATAGCTCGCCCCGATCTCTCGGTTTCCAAGAATAAATTTCTCGTCATCATCAGCCCAACCAAATTGCAGCCTCATCATCTCCACCTCTTGTGTTATTTGTAGTTCTTTCGCACATTGCATCAGGTAATCTAGAATCAAAGCCATCTGGTTCACGCCAGCAATGACACCGTGGAAAGAAACGGTCTTCCTCAATTCGTCCTTACTCAGTGCATCTACCAACGGCACAGAAAATTCTTTGGCTCCATCCCTCGGGAGTACCCGCCGAATCAGGATCGTTTCGCCCAACGCGGGGTCGTACATCCGCTTGGTGACGAACAGGTCGTACTCATAAACAAGAGCAACTGAGGGGCCGTCACCATCATCGTTGTCTTCCTTCAAGTGTTTGTATATACCGCCGCTTTTACCGCGAAAATACCTATCTGGCAACTTAGGTACTACAAATTCAGCGGGCGCTACGTCCTTGCTTGTGGACTGGTACTCGATTACTTCCCCAACTTCGGATTTGGCGATCTCATGGCCAAGCACGATGGGCGATTTGATCTTCCCCCGGTGATCGCACTTGTCGCAGATGCCCGGTGCGAAAGAATCAAATGTGTCGCAGGTGTAGGGGCCTTTGATCTGGCTGGCCTTGCGTTCCGTTGATGATGCGTCGTACTTCGGGTGGTTCTTGGATATCAGGTGAATCGCTTTGTCACGGTCTACGCAATGCTGGGCGATTGACAGCCCCGCCCGCCATAGAGGTTCCTCAATATTCTCCTGATCCTCAACTACCATACGCAACTGCTCGCAGCCAGACCCGTTTGCGGTCTTCTTCAGGATGGTGCGAAACCGCGATTGCTTATTACCAATAACGGCTTTTGTGAAGTCGTCTAATTCCTTGGGAGCATAAGGCTTCTTCACATCCACCAACGGCCCCATGCGTTCGGCAAAGTCTTCAAACGTCATGGGCTGGGACAGATGCATCAAGACAACATCGTGCGGTGGGGTGTCCTTAAAGTTCTTTGTCCCCGGAATCCGCAACACCCGCGCCGCATCTGCTGGCACAGCGGGGTCAATAATGAACTTGTGTTCGAGGCACTTGGCCTTGAAAGTCTCAGCTACGGGTAACCACTTATCCTTGGCCACGGATTCGGTCAGCGGCCAGTAGACATGCCAGCCACGGCCAGAATTTACAACCGTTGGCCGGGGTAAGTTCATGATTTTGCACAGTTCTTTGAGTGCTTGCAGCCCTGTGGCCTGATCCACATACCCTCTGATACGCCCACGTTTGTCGGGCTTGGCCTTATCCTCGCCGCAGTCAATGTCCAAGAAGAACGACTTCAGCGACCCGCAGTTGGATGCGTCTCGGTTCTCATCAGTAATGAACTTCCCGCAGCCAAAGAATACATCTACGCCGTTGGCCACCAAATGGTCAGCTTCGGCTTCTACCTCTTGTATTGTTTTATGGTGGGTCTGTGAATGGTGTGTGCCATTCTTCAACCCCAGTACACAATAGAACCCTTCCTCTGAAGGGACTACTGCTTCAAGCAAACGAACATCCGCCATATTGTGTCCAAGCACGTCAAAGAGAATGGGGGGCGACAGGGGCTGACGGTTACCCCGTTCGCTCCGTCGAGCTAGTCACCCCCCGGAAAAACTAGCGACCCAAAAAAGTTGCAATGTCTTTCTGGTGATTTGCGCTGGGTACGTGGGTTCCGAAGAACCAGTTGTACACAGTCTGCTTAGTCACACCAAAAGACTCCATGACATAGGCAACAGGGATGTCGTTGGAGATGCAAAACCTCCCCAGACGAACACCCAAGTTCTTTATGTCAGCCGCTTTATTGAGCCGCGCAACTTTCTGGCTGTATCCAATCATTTGTCGTCGTCGCCCCACTCATCGACCAACGCAGAAAGGTTCTGCTTGGGCTTGACTTCAGGCGTAGCTTTCTTCTTCTCTGGCCGTACTGTGGGTTCCGGCACTTCTTCCTCTGCTTTAATTTCGGCGGCGGCAGACCCAGCCGGTGCAACCAACTTGGGAATCACAGGAGTTTCCTGCTTCTTAGTGAAGTTCATCTTGCCCGCATTGACAGCGACCTGCGTCTGCCCTTGGGCTACAGCGACTTGGTAGGTGTCCTTATCAAGGAACTCCGCGTTGCTAAACACCAGCTTGGGGAAATCGCTGTCGGTGTCAAACGTCAGGCGAGTGGCCAACATGTTTAAGTTGTAGCCTGAACTGGCAACGTACTTGGCGTATTGCAAGAACGGCATGTGGTCAACGTCGGCAGTACCGAAGATACTCTTTTGTGGCAGGATCAGTTGGAAGATGTCGCCGCCCACGTTGTTGCGCAAGGTAACACCCAAACGCCATGAGTAACGGCAAGCCGCACGACCGGGGCCACCCGCACCTTTGATAGCTTGCGGGCAGTCCTTGCAGGTAGATGCTTGCGGGCCTTCAACATCCGCATCAGGGCGCTCACCATCGCTCGACCAGCAATCAGGGATTGAAGTCTCTTCGGCGTTGTACTCAGATGCGTAATACGACTTCTGCACAGTCTTGCTACCACTGACGATCACAACGTCCATGTGTGGCTCAACGTTCTTGGCAATCTCCTTGCCACCATCGACCAGACGGAAGACACGCCCGCGCAGTGTGATGCGCTTGACGCTACCACCGGATGAGGTGAAAGCTTTTGTAAAGTCATCCAGCGCCACGTTCTGCAAGTGGGCGGGAAGGTTCTCACGGTATGGGGTTACGTTGCTCAATTTTCTCTCCTTAAACTAAATTGGTGTTGTACAAGTGAATCAGCTCTTCTTTTGACATCTTGGAATACATATCACGCAGGTATGTATCTACCTCGTCTTCTGTGGTCAGGTGTTCACGCCCACATTCTTTTGTGTACGAAGCATCTTCGCGCATGTAGTCTTTCTCCAGTTCAACAAGTTTGTCGATTAGTTCTTGTTTATGTTCGTCCATGTTTCTCTCCTTAGATTGATGCTGGTTTGCGTTTGACAGTGACAGCGTAACGGCTGTCGACGTTGAGACCCTCGGGGTACTCGTCTGGATGTTCGTCCAGAAAATCTTTCATGTTGGTATCGTGAATGCGTTTGTGCAGTAAACCAAACGCTTTGTGCTTGTCTACCAAACGGTACACTGCTTCCCAGTTGGTTGGGTTGTAGCGTTTCATCACTCGTTTAATGATGATGGTTCTTGCAGTTGACATGCTTGTGGTGTTATCAGCAAGCATGATCTGGACAAGTTTGTGCTCAATTTCAGCAAGCTGTTCGGCAAAGACTTTGTCTTCACCTTCAAACTTTTCCTTAAGTACTTCTCGCTCCGTTCGGATTCTGATGTACTCCGTAGACAGGTCGTCTACTGTTTCAGAGGTGGCTGCGCTCTCTTCCATGAAGTTCCTTTAGTTGTTGTGAGAGTTATTATATGGCTTGTACTAGACTTTGTCAAGTATCTGCCAATTCTTTTTTGTAAAGATCAACCACTTTTTCGTGGTTTGTTATGTTGCTCTGCAACATGGCGTACAGCTTACGCTCGATGGGGCTTCCTTCGATGTGCACTATGGTCATGTTATTGCGCTGGCCCGGCCTGTTGATGCGGGCGTTGGCTTGCAGATACGTCTCTGTGGACGTAACCGGAGCGTACCAGATGACAACATTGGCAGCGGTCAGGGTTACCCCGTGTGCTGCTGCTTGGGGTTGTATCACCAGTACTTTTGGGTCTTTTGTTTCTTGAAAGTTTTTAAATATCCTTGTGCGTGCGTAAACAGGCACATCTCCATTGATGACTTCACAAGTAATACCTTCTTTAACGAGGTACTCACTGAGCATTGATATCGTGTGTTTGAACGGTACGAAGATCAATACTTTATGGCTGGCCTCGTCAATCACTTCTTTGATGACGTTCAAACGATTAGACACATCAAACTCTATTACCGCTCCAGTGTCTGTGTACACCGAGCCGCAAGAAATCTGAAGCAACTTATTCATCTTTGCCGCCGCATTGACCGAGCTAACCTCCTCGCCCGCCGCCTCAATAAGCAGTTGGTCTTTGAGCATCTTGTAGTACTTGGACTGCGACGGAGTAAGCGCCGCAAACCTACTGATGTGCACCACTTCTGGTAGATCAAGGCATTCCTCCTTGGTAAACCGAATCGCTGGCTGGAGCATATCAAACACAATCTGCTCTGCGTTGGGGCGTGGTATCCAACAATACATACTGAACTGCTGCATGACAGACTCGCGATAGTCGCCAAAGAAACGCGGTGCTTTATTAGGCGCACACAGACGGCCCAGTCCATACGCATCAAGCGGAGACTGCGAAGCAGGTGTTCCGGTCAGCAGCCACAACCGTGTGCTTGGCGTGAGCATCCTGTTCATCAGCTTCCAGCGTTTGGTTTGGACGTTCTTGTAGGCGTTGGCCTCATCAATGACGATCAAATCAAATCTGCCGTAGTTCAGCAGCTCGTCCGCGATTGTGGCCAGACCGTCGTAGTTGATGATTACGAATTGAGCAGTGCCTGTGACAATCTTCGCCCGCTTCTTGGGGTCTCCGTACGCTACGTCTACAGACCGGTGCACCGCAAACTTAAACAGGTCAGCTTGCCACGCGGACTGCATGATGGACAACGGGCACACAACCAAGACGCGCTTGACTATGCCCGCATTTATGAGCTGGTCAGCAGCCCATATTACTGATGCAGTCTTCCCAGTACCTTGCTCGTTAAAGCAGAACGCCCGAGGGTTGGCCACAAGAAATGATGACGTTACTTTTTGATGATCAAAAGGCTCAAACCCCATAGGGCGCGGCCATGTGTAAGTCTGCATGGGTTACTTCATTGATGAGTCGGGGTTACGTTTAAAGGATCGGTTTTTGCTGGGGGATTCAAGTTTGACCCCATCTTTGTTTGATCCACCTTTAGATAAAGCCTTGACGTGCGCAACATCTTTTCCGCTGCGATCAACACCTTTGGCATCAAGTTTTCGTCTGGCTCGTTGGCGTTCCATTCGGTCAGGCAACTCACTCCTGTCTTTTTGTTGTTCATATTCTTTCTTGTATGGTCTGGGTTTGTTTACGTACGGCATCTTGATTCTCCTTGTAAATGTTTATCATAGCCATTCTTTGGTTTTTTAGCACCCCTCTTAGCCACTTTACGCCACCAATCTTTTTCCATTCTTGATACTCCCATTCAGTTAGCCGAACACCAATCGCTCTACCTGATTTAGTCAATTCAGATTTTGGTCTAGGCATTTGTGATCTTCTCCCGCAGATTTAGTTGTAAAAATTAAATGGCACTTGGTGCATTTGTAAAGCATTCCCTCTTGGACAACAGTCTTGCGCTCACCACGCTCACCACGTAGCTTCCCAAAGAATGTTCTGATTACCTCAAGCACTGTTCTTCTCCTTGAGTTTGGCTGCTGCCCATGCAACCCCTTGGTCAAAGGTGTCGGGCATATCTTCAATTTCTTGCCAATCCTCATCCGTCAGCCCTACCCATTCACGTTTTTTATAAAACACTACTGAACCTTCACTTGGGTTTCTGCTAAAGATAGCGCCCATCCTGTGTCCATCTTCTATTTTCTCAACCGTTTCTTTGTCCAAGCAAACTACGTCAGACATATAGACCTTGTCTATTTCACGTTTCCATATTTCATTCATATCGACCACCCATCCTTGTTCCAATATGTCCCAAACCTTGGGGCTTTATCTTTGCTTCCAGCTAATTCAGACCATGCCGCCAACAATTGTTTATTGCCAAACCATTTGACGGTTTTAATTGCATCTGGGTGGGTAGAGTTCCTGCCTTCTTCATACAGTGCGTATGTCAGTCTAGCAATAATCCAATCTTTCTCATCTAGTTTGCGCATTGCGTCTCTCCTCTAAAGTAATTGCATGTGGAAAAAATGTGTAAGGAATAACCGCTTCTAATTTCTTTGTGTTGTGTAGTTTCTGTATGCGTGTCTGTAAAAACTCTGCCTTACAAACATCGCCCTTCAGCAAGTCTTCAACCCACATGGCGACAGACAGATCAACACACCACTTGCCGTAGGCGTATCCGTTCTTACCCTTGTCTACGCTTCCAACGCCACGGGATTCCCAGTCAAACAGTTCCCGCAAAGCGGCCTCGCTGAAGTCAAGTCCAGATACTCCTTGGCCTTTAGCTGTTCTGCGATAGTGTGCTGCTCTCAGTGCATATTTCTTTGATATGCCGTTCAGCTTAAACAACTTCATTGTTTTTCTCCTTGGGCTTAATGTAGTCACTGTCTGTTATCCCTTTCTCCTTCAGATAAAACTCCATTGCAACAAGGTAAGGGTCAAAGCATGGCAACGGCGCATCGTCGTAGTAATAGTATGTCGGCTTGTACTCATCCACTGACGTAACAGTCGTGCCGTCAACAACGTGGTGATACCTTGTTTGTTGCAGTTTGATTTTGTAACCCTCTGCTCTCGCTACTGCCAGCTTCAACTCAATACTGCCAATAGGCACGAAGTTCTTCCGTGTTTCATGTAGGGTAATTAACTTGTGCCTCATGTGTTCTTCTCCTTGAGTTTGGCTTCAACTGCGCTGATCAAATGCGAGAGTCCAAAGTTGTTGTCTCGCAAATAATCAGACTCCTCATTGGTCAGTTCTACCCATGTGCGCTGTGATGGGTAGGTGTAGTTCTGCCCACAGTTGTGGCATTGCACAACGCCGTTAAGGGAATTCCATTTGACTGCACTTGCATCCGTGTAACCACAACAAGGCAACGCCACAGGCTCTTGGCCTTCTAACTCTGCATATTGCTCAACTACCAACGCCTCAATTGCCTGTTTCAATACTTCAATCATGTGTTCTTCTCCTTGAGCTGTTGGTGTACTTCATTGTGAACATCAACGTACGTCCGTGCCCATTCTTGAGGAGATACGCCCGCCTTACGCCCAGCTTCACTCACTGCGATCATTGCCTCAAAAAACTTGTATCGCTCTTTTTCGGGCAATGCTTTGACCCATTCTTGGAATGTCATGTGTTCTTCTCCTGTCTTTGTTCGTAGCAATTCATTCCCATGAAGTCATCGGGGTGGAACAGCAGCTTGGGATTTGTGTGGCACGCCCCCTCCAACATGCCACTCTTCCTCGGCTCATGCTTTACACGGACAAGGTGCTTGCAGGTATTGCAGTTAGCCTCACTCTCGTCAAACAGGCGCTTGGACTTTTTAAAGAATGGCAGTGCAGTCGGGTGGCACACGTATGTACCGTTGACCTGTGGTACGCATGGCCCCAAGAAGATGGCCTCTTCACGCAACACCTTTAGTCCCGTGTACTGGCAGGTGTAAAGCCCGTCTGCATCCGGCTCGTTGAGTATCGGCTTGCCGCTGGTGGGGTGGCGCTTCATCTGGGTTACTTCACGCCACGTCATGCTTTATCCTTTACCCACAAACAATCAAAAAAGATACGCATCATCAAGCGCACAAACCAACTTGGTTCTTTGCCTTTTCTTGGGCGATACACAATACCCAGACTGTCGGGTCTGTTTCCAAATAAATAGCACTGCCATTCAGATTGTTCGGGCGTTGGTTCAAACTTGTAGTTTCCTTCCACACTAAGTTTGACCTGCTGCCCATCAGGTGTTTTGTACATAACCTCTGGGTTGTTCATTTTGCTTTCTCCCGCAGTCTTTTGATTTGATCGTCCCAGCGATTGCTGTTCATGTGCTTCCACCTCTCCAACTTGTCAGCTATGAATATCTCATTGCCTTTGAACAGGCGTGTGTTCAACGCCATGCTTGCCACTGTCTCCATGTCAACAGCGTGTTCACGCACTTCTTCTGCCCTGCGTTTCGCCCCGCCAATCGCAGACAAGATAATGCTCTGCATCATCATTGGGTCTTTTGAGCGATGCGCTACCTCGGATAAGAATTTTTGGTCTTCAATGTTCATTTCTTCATCTCCCTGATATAGATTGCCAGCGAATCCACAGTGTCTTTGCCGAAGCCTTGCAGCTTCTCAATGTGCTGTGCCACTTCTTCGATGGCTGCGTTGCGGGCTTCAAATTCAGCCATGACCTTATGCGCAGCGCGAACCACTGCGTCTTCAGTGGTTGCCTTCGTGGAACGCTTAATTGCCGCCAATCGCTTCTCAGCAAGCGCATCCCAGTCTTTTTTCTGCGTTGATTTGTTGAACTCAGTCATAACTCTTTCTCCAATCGTTGCAAAACTTCTTGCTTTGTGAGTCGGTGTTCCCAGTTGCATCCGTTGGTTTCTTGACGCAAGCAACTCCACCAAACTTCGTAAGGATTCTCGGGGTATGGACAACGCCCTGCGTAAGACAGCTTGTATTTGTCACCAACTCTTTCAAGCCTGAACTCAGTCATGCTTGTCTCCTTTCCAAAATATGTGCAACGCTTTCATGGTTTGGGTAATGGTCAATCAACACTCGGCAACATCTGTCGCACAGACCATCGTGGTTGTGTAACCCCTCATGTGTGTAGTGCCAACACCGTGGACACTTAACGTAGTCGGGGTCATTCGCCAGCGACCGAACAACAACAGTTGGTTGTGGGGAACTTAACTGCTCATACTGCTCGTCAGTCATGCCCTCTCCTTTAAAATCAATTCGACCAATCCTTCTGCAACTTTCTCGCTCAGTCCTTGCGCCACGACCTCGTATGGCTTGAGATGTTCTTCCCATGCTTCGCCATATCGGTCTTTGTGCATCTGCACCATCGTTCCCCATGTGCGCTCCCGCATAGCAAATGCCTCTATTGGTGTGTTTTTTCTTATATAGACCAAATACCTTTCAGTCATCACGCCCTCCGTTTTGCATCCAGAAGATCGCCCATGAAAAGACTGCACCGATGACAATAACCATCAGTGCGCCAAAGCCCATCAATATCACCGTCACCAGTACGTCCCACATATCAGAGCTTTCCTATTTCACGGTTGAGATACCAAATAGCTTTCTCAAGGTCTTGCTTCTTGTCACCCTTGTGTTCAGCACGGCTGATGTACTTCACAGCGTTACCCATGTTGTAGTTGAGTTCCTTGGCTTCGATAAAGTCGATCGTCTCGATTCCGCCCGTCTTGTAGTGCGCGGGGTGGTTCACAAGGTCAGGCGCTGGCCCAGTCGCTAACTGAGAAGCTAACGCGTCTTTAGCATCTTCACTCAACGCGTTGGTGTTTATCCAACTATAGATATACCCCTCCCCGTTTTCTGGCGTAGTTAAAGGCGATGGCGGTGTTTTTTTCTGCTTCAACAGTATGGCTTTTTGTTTGGCGTACTCTTTTGCATCGACACCCAATCTATTGGCTACCTCTACTTCTGCCGCAAGAAGCACAATATTTTTGGACATCTTTGTCTTTATCATGTACACGATCTGATACGTCGTATCAAACTTTTTCGCAACCTCTGTCACTGATACGCTTGGGTGCGCTGTAATGTAACGACGAATCTTCTCTGCTCTGCTTAATTTTTTTAACATCATTTCTCTCCTTGGTTGTGATCACAAGACGTGACTGGACACCAGCCACGACACGTAAAGTTGGGTTTCGGATTCCACATGTCGCTCTCTACGGAAGCCTGAAGTTGTCCAACATCTGATACCCAGCTACCCCACAGTTCATCTTGTGAGTCAGCCAAGTAAGCAGTCTTTATAAAGTCGTCAGCGAACAGGAACATCAAGCCCGCTTTGACCTTCTTTACTTCTGGGAAGTGTTTAAATATTGCAAGGGACACAATCTCAAGCTGCTTGAGTTCGGCAAACTTGCTCGACTTGCCCGTCTTGTAGTCCACAGTCAGGGCGGTATCCCCTTGCAAGATGATGATGTCTGCAACGCCACGCCACCACACGTTCTTGTCGAAGAACCCGCACGGCTTCAACTCAGCAGTCAGGCCGAGTTTGTTCTCGCAAAGTTTCTCCCCGGGCATATCTTTCAACACCTTCAGCGCTGGCTCTATGTGGCTGTATTTCTCAGGAATAGGACGACCCTTACCAACGTATTCTTCGGCTATCTTATGAATCTCGTTACCAAAAATAATAGCTTCGCCCAACGGCTCTTTGATATCCTTGGCCACCTTGAGGTGGTAATACTTCTTCGGGCACTGCTGGTACAACGCTAAACTGCTGTACGACCAAGTAATAGGTTTTGTCATTTAGTTTCCTCTGTTAAAAATTCAAGCCAATCTTTGATGTGCATAAGTTCTTTCGATTCTTCTTTCTTCATGTAACGAGAAAACTGATTCCTGCTGTACCTAAACTGCTCTACTGAAGTGATAAAATCAAACTCCCGCAGTAGCATGTAAACCCACGAAGTAGTAATACCGTAACGCTTAGAAATTTCGTCAACTGATACGCCAGCTTTGCGCATGTTGCCAATCTCCATGAGGCGCTTTATCCTTCGCATGTGTGACTCTCTAGCAGTCGCCATAGTTCCTCGCCATTCCAGACTCGCAGTTAAGCGGCAGGTCTAAAGCCCAAGGGGGTGGTGTACGCATACATTCTTCGATGTAGGCCCGAGCTTCGTCTGCCTCGTCCTCTGGTACTACGCAAGCCACAGCGTCATGCACGGTCAGCACAACCCTGTAGCGTTTTTCAATCTGGATGATCTGCTCACCGATGACACAACGAGCAACGGCTTGGCACAAGTTCTCAGCAACCTTGCCCCCGTATATCTTGTTCAGCCCGCTACGTGTCTCGTATACAAATTGACCCGCAGAATCCTTAAGAAGTCCGGGGTAGTTTAGAAACAGACCGTTGGGTAGTTGTATTCCTGTGAATGGGGAACTTTCCAGCAAACCCACAGCGTCCACTTGGGCTGGCTTGTTGGCTAACATAAACTGAAGAATCATATTCAAATGATTCCACCAATTTGCAATCCGTCGGTTCACAGCGCGGTACTGCTTGATGATGTACTGGCAGTCATCAAAGGCCAAGTTCTTACCCATGTTGCCCAACTGAGTTTGAAACTTAATCGCCCCCATGCCGTATCCCGCACCAAGCACAGTAGTCTTACCAATGAACCGCTGATCTGCGGTGATATCGTCCTCCGGTGTACTGTATATAGACGATGCCATGTGCTTGTACACATCAGCTTTCTGCCGGAACAACTCCAACAGATACGTCTCGCCCGCCAACCAAGCCAGCACCCTTGCTTCGATCTGCGATGAGTCACAGTCAATGATCACATGCCCACGAGGTGCAACGATGCACCGCTTGAGCTTGCCGCCCTCTGACCCACGACTTGGCAAGTTCTGTAAATTAATCTTGTCAGCCCCGCCCCACCGCCCAGTATGCGCGGCGTAGTATTTCAAAGGAATAGGTAGACGATTAAGCGAGCCACCAATGTGCCCCCTGCGTGAGATGTTGATAAACCGTTCTGTTCTTGTCTCCTCCAGCGTAGATTTCGCGCCAAGCCTAGCCGCAACAATAGCTTGCACAGCTTCGTTATGATGGCCAAGCAACGCCACAAAATGCTCATCGCTCTTCGCAAACGCATAGATAAACTTCTCTGGGTTTGCTGGACTGGGTTTCATGGGCGGTCGCACATACTGCCCTAACAATTCAGCGAACTTGGCTGAGCTGTTCAATATCTCTTTCGTTATCCCAGCATCAGTAAACAACTTGGCCTTACGCTCACGCACTGCACTCAGATGTTCTTCCAATTTTTGCGTATCCAACTCCAACAGTGGATCGCTAAACATCCTGATCGTGATGTCGATAAGCCGCTTCTCCCGCACGGGGAATGTTGCGTTGAGTTCGTTGTAAAGCTTGTACGTCAACTCCACATCGTTCTTGCAATACTCTCCGTATTTCGCCAACTGCTCCACGCCAAAGTCCTCTAAGCGCAATCCCTTGGCATCTACCACTTCAGTGCCTTTGACACCCAATCCAAAGTGTTCAACCAGCTTGGCCAAACTACCGCCCACCTGTGTACCCAGTATTGCTCTAGCCATAGACAACGTATCAAGCCATGCCTTGGGCTTCTGCCCAAACACCCATGTCAGGATGGCCGCGTCAAACATAGAGTTGTGGGCTAGAGCGAAGTGATTCTCCCAATCGAAGCCCGCCAGCCATTCAGCGGTCTCCTCCATATCGCCCGTGAACCATTCAGCGGGGTTGTTGTTCACCTTGACCGATACCCCGATAACTTGGAAGCGTGAGTCACGTACATACTCCTCAGTCGTCACCTTGGTGAGGCTGTAGTCTGAGGCGTAGTAAGTTTCGAAGTCGATAGTGATCAAGAGTGATTCCTCACGGCCTGCGCATATTGAGACGCTTGAGCCGCGCTGTTGTTTGCTACGTTCTGCAAACCCATTGCCCCCACGCCCCAAGCCCCGTCCGAAACCGTCACCCCAGTTCCGCCAGTACTCACCATCTTGTATCTCTGCGCGTCAAACATACTGTCTTCGCCTCTGTAACCCCTGTTCAACACAATCGACATAGCCGCATCTAAAGTCTCAGCGCGGTTAAGTTCCATTTGCGCTTTGTGGTGAGTGCGTTTGAGCATAAACCGTTCGTATCGCGTAAGGCTTGATTCGTCGGCCAAGTTACGCAACATTCTTAAGTGACTGGCATCAAACTCAACATCAAACTTTTCAAGCAAAGCTTTTAGTTGATCGGGCAGTGGGGCGCGAAGTATCTTCTCGGTAAGTTTCATTTCTTTTCCTTTACAAGGTTTCTCAACAGATCACTTGTGTTATAGCTATCAACACCAATCAACACGTCTTTCAATTCGTCCATGTTGTTTTCGTTTATCACAAGGGCTACGCCTCCAGCGTTGCGGATGCGTTGCAGTTCGCGGTCTTGCAGGGCAGTAGTCTTTCCCTTGCCCGCTTTGCATTCGATGGCTAGGAAGTAACCATGCAAGCAGACTATGATGTCGGGAATGCCCGCACGGCCTAAGCCGTTGGCTGCGGGAAAAAAGTAGTATGCTCCATGCTCTTTGAGCATATCGACACATTGGTTCTTTACTTTTCTTTCGGGGGTTACGGCCACACTTATCTCCTGTGAAGCCTCTAATATAGGGGTAACTTTAGACTTTGTCAAGTCTTTTTAATAGGGGTATCTACTATACCCCGAACATACCAACGCGGTGTTGGTTTGTTCAGGCAAAAAAAGACCCGCACATAGGCGGGTCAAAGGGAGCAATCAAAGGTTACATAAGAATCATGAAGTGTTTATCATTGTACCTGTAACCTACGTCACGCACAAGTTCGTCGTCTTGCATTAGCTGTAGCACTGCGATACGCTCTTGCCACGACTGGGGTAGACTTGCGTACTCAAGCGCCATGATGACATCATGTTCATCCCTGAAGATGTACTGCCCGTCCTTCTCAGCGATGACGGTTGTTTTATCGTTGCCGCGCAACATCTCAAAGTCAGTCGCTAGTTCGTACTCACCCATAGCTTGCGCATACGCATCAGATTCAAAGATCTCCCTCATGTGGTTGTTGATCTCATCGGGGATGGGTATGTCGCGGACAACACAGTACGCCCACTTCTGTAGGTACACGCTGTCTTTGATAAGCCTCCTGTCTGCAATAGGTCTTCGCAAGGCTTGCGTGCACTGAATCACATTGGATGTGACTGTGTCAACGGCCTTCTTCAAGAACTCGCTGTGATCCATACGGATGAACGACTTCTTCACCTTACGTGCGGCAATGTCCAGCTTCTCTGTTCTGGTTATGTTCTGCCCGCCACGGACAGTCTCGATGCGCCACGACTTGATCTCGTACAACGGCTTGTATGAATTACGTCTGTACCCACTGTCAACAGATATCTGCCCGAGCATCTCGCCCTCCTCTCGCACAATGATAGTGCGCGTGTAGGTAAACCCATCCGGTGCTTTACCTGCGGAGTCATCATACTTGTAGCCTATCGCTCTGGTTTGAGAATCCTTATTGGTTGTGAAAGCCCATTTCGGATTGTTGAGCGCGAGCTTATCCACCAGTACCTTGAGGTACGGGTCGATCAGCCTGTCTGCCGGTAGTCTTATGTTTGCAAAGTTACTCATGCGTTCACCATTGGAATTTGTTGAGGATATCGTCTACGCTGTGCTTCAACTCAGCGCGTGCGCTAGGTATCTTGCGTAGGTCTTCCGCGTCGATGCCATTGATTGCTTTCTCTAGCATACGTCGAGCTTCTTCAAGCGCTGGGTCTTTCATCACGTTGAGTACGGACAACAGACCACATAACTCTAGAGCGTTGTTGACCAGACTATCGCGAAAGATATTGCGTTTGCCATCTTCCTTGTCAGTCAGGGTCTCACTCATCCGTGCCAACATCTTGTGCAGTCTGTCCCACGGATCACGCATAGCCTCGATCATCTTGTTGTTAAACATCTTGTCGTACTGCTCAGCCAAGTCCTGACGTACACGTTCCTCGCATTGGATGCGGAAGTCACCCTTCTCTGGGACGGGGAGAAAGTTGAACTCAAACTTGAAGCGACGGGGCAAAGATGCGGCATCGGGAAACTCTGACGCATCGAAGTACTTACCGAGCTTGAACGCCTGCGCACTAACCAACGTCGGGTAAGCTAGTATGAAGTCATTGACTAGCGAGTTGAAGTTGGATTCCATAGTACCGAGCTGTTCACGATAGCTGAAGAAGTTCTCCATCGGGAGTAAGCCGATACCCTTCATCCACGGCAGGGTCTGCGTACCATTCCACGCACGACACTTAGCCGCGTACTTCTCTATCTTGTTGAGATGATCACTGCCCGCCATGAGGTACTTGTACACAGAGCTTGCGTCTTGGTCAGCTTCCTTAGCTGTGTTCAGGTCAGCAGTGGTTTCCTTGTCACGCTTACGCGCAGTCCACGTACTGATACGGAGTTCGACAAGCATAGCCATAGAGGCCAGCGAGATTGAGGGAGATTCAAAAGTTTGCATTTGGTTTCCAATATAGGTTGATTGACACGAACATACCAACGGGATGTTGGTTTGTTCAAAGTAACTCCGTGAATACGTTTACGTATTCCGAGTTCTGCTTGGTTGGGATTTCGCCCGCCCCAAGTGGCTCTTTCACAAAGCACTCGTCAAAGTGCAAGTGCAAAATGATTTCTTTGAGATACTCCATAGCGTCTGCACGGGTGAGCGTAATAGACCACATGAACTCATCAGCAACACGCACACGTCCTCGTTCGCCTTGCTGTCTAGTCATCACATAAAGCGCGGTTACCCAGTTGTCGCTGAGTGGGCCTGTGACCCAGTCCATAAACAACCTACAAGCTTCCGTGTGAAAGCCTTGTCTATTGCCACGCCATTGGCCTTTCCCGCCATGCGGTAAGTGCTCACGGTTACGCCCGATCTGCCATCGGTCAGGGGTGTTTGCATCTGCGGGTCTCATGACCCAGTCAGCCGACCACTTCTCAAACCCTTTAATGGACATGAGACCAAGCTCTTTGTACAAAGCATCCATCGCGGCATCCATCTCGTCGACAGGATCTTTCGGGACGTTGTCGATCGACTGCACCAACTCCATCCATTCGAGGAACGGCTCGCAGTCTCTGAGATACTTCTTCTCCACGCCACGCTTCTTTCTGATTGCGTACTCCATCGGAACGTCAATCAGTTCTATAGAATGCAGCGTGTCCTTGAACTTAAAGCTCTTGCCTTGGGGTAACAGGAACCTCTGTTCTTTGACAACCAAGCACATGCGCCCTCTGTCCCAGTCAAAACCTACGCTACTGGGTACGTAGTTCTGAATGTTCCCAACCACAAACGGTGAGTGGTAATGTGGAGAGAACACTTCGAATGTGTTGTCCGATTTCCACACTACCAACGGCTTGCCGTAGTAGAGCAGTTGAACTGTGTCCTCGTCAGGCATAGCGATGCTCGCCATGTGGTGCTTCTTGCGCTCACCAAGTGGGACAGCGCCCTTCGCTTGCTTACTGCGAATAGGTGTAGTTGATTTGAATTTCTGTACCGCAGCCTCGAATGATTCAAGGCACGGCACGTTTGCTGTGTTGTATCCGCTGTATCCGTATCCCATCACATCTTCCTTTCAATAAAGAGGGAAATTAAGTGGCGAACCACCTGTCCGTTCGTAGGCTCAAAGCCCATCAGTCCTACCAGTTGTTCTCTTACGGTCTGCAAGAGATCAAAGGTTTCTTTGTTAAGGGCAACCGAGTACCCCGTTTTTGAATTGGTCATCGTTTCTTCTCCGCAAGAATCTTCATGTTGGTATCAATATCCAACTGCATAATCCCAGTCATTGGCGCAATGGTTGCCGCCTTCGGGTCAGGCTCGGCTATGACTGTGTTGTTTCTGTTTTCGTGCCCGTTACCAAGCCATGATGTAGTAATGCGTGACGCACCACACAAGACCCGCGAGATATCCATAGCCTCTTCCATGCCCAACAAAAACTTTTGATCCCCAATAAAAAGAATCACTTGATTTTCATCCATACTGTTTTCCTCCAAGAACTACAAACCAACCCAATAAGGGGCTATCGTTTTTACATTTCACTGCGTACGGGAAACCTTCTTCCAGTAATCGCAGCAGCTTGCTAGGGAATAGATACTTATTGGATGAGTCCTCACCCAAGTCATCTACTTCTCCCACCATCCAACGATGAAGTTTCTCCAGACCATCAGGGTTCTTCAAGTCAAGCGGAGTAACTCCAGCGTTGTGCATCGCGCCCATCACCTCAACATGGTGGCCGAAACCTTCCGCGAATTCGACATCTGCGTCGACCCCTTGGATAAGTCTCATGCCCGCTGGGTTAAAGCGCGCCTCCAACCACGTGCAGTCTGTGTTCACCCCAATGGAGCGATACCACTTCTTGCATACGATCAGTGGATCAGCATCAGTTAGTAATGACGAGTTTTTGTCCATTCGGAACCTCGTAGTTATCGTTACCGATGATGCACCACAGAGTAGGTTGCGTGATCGCAGACCACTTACCCTTGTTGGTGTGCATGTAACCATCACTCAGCATGATGATCGCGTCGGGCTTCAACTGCTTCTCAAGAATCAGATCAACCACAACGTCAGGGTTCGTACCACCACCGCCTTTGGGATTGGTGCGGTGCACAATGTCCTTGGTAGAACCTGTAAAGATTTCATGCGCCTGTACCTCTGCGTCCCAGTACACGATGTCGATGCGGTCGATGCCAACTGACTTGACCAAGCCATTCATCTCGGAGAGAAAGTCCGTGAGCAACTGCCCTTCTACAGAACCGGATGTGTCCATCGCCAGCAACAGATACTTCATGCGCTTGCCAAGGATGCTCGGCAGGATGATGTCTTGCCACAAGAAGTTCTTGTGCGCCCTGCGCCATGAGATAGAGTCCCTGTCCTTGATGTTGTTCCGGGTGAATCTTTTCAGCACCTCTCGCCAGTCAACCTTGGGGTTGAGAAGCTCGCCGATCTCGCGTGGTGTCTTGCCGCCAAACTTGCCCGCATAGATACCACCTTGGCGTATGGCCTGCTCGATCTCTTGGGTGAGTTGCTTCTTCTCTTCCTCGGACATCTCTTGCGCACCATCCCAGTCATGGGCATCGAAGCCTTCCTTGTCACCGAACTTACCAACACTTGGTTGGTTTGTTCCGTCCTTGGCTTTGCCTTTGCCTGACCCGTCGATAGGATTGCCGTTGCCTTCCTCGCCTTCTTCACCTTTACCACCCTTGCACTTCTTCATGAGAATGTCGAAGACTTGCTTGGTGTCCATGCCACGATAAGCAGGGTCGAGTAAACCATCAAGCTCACCTGTTTCTTTAGAACGGGGAAACGCGATGAATTCCTCATCGGGATCCATGTCTACCAACTGGATGTTGATCACGTAGTCGCACGCCGCGCCCGCTACCTTGGGGTTGATCTCTTTCAACGCTTTCCACGTTGTCATGTGGCGATAGCACTTGTGCATGTTCTCGTGCATGACAAGAAACGCCAACTCTTTGTCGGTCAATGAGTCAGCGAATGCTCTGCCGTACCCCGCGTCACGACCGTTCGTGTACGCTGTTACAGGTCGTTCATCTATCGTCGTAGACCCGACCATGAACAAGCCCGCGAAGAACGCAAACTTCTGGTTCCTCATCAAGCTCACATGTACCAACTCGATTCGTTTCTCGGCTGATAACTTACTCTTCACAATTACTGTACTCATGATTGCTGTTCCTTTCTAAATTGTTCAAACTTTGCGACGACATCATCACGCACTTCTTTGTTCTCAAGAAGAACCTTGATGAATACATCCGCGCCTCTCGCCTCGCTCTTGTACTTGAGCGCATAGCCCGTAGCTATGATCGCCCACGCAAACAATACGATTTCTATGGTCGATACTTCAATCATTTGGGTGTCCTCCTGTTTCTTTGACATCAAGAATCCACATCTCCAAGAGATGGGCTTCCTCGTTTAAGTCAAGCATGCGCAAGTGTTGAGCAAGCTGCATGCCGGTTTGATAGACCTTCTCGACGGTCTGTTCTCGGGTGGTCTCTGGTATCGTCATGGTCTCTCCCTAGTTGGGTTTATCGGTGTCAAGCTCGACCATGTGCAACGCTTGCATGTCGTACACGTTAGAAACGGTATCCATCAAATCATCCTTGTCTATATCAAACTCAATGGTCATGCCGCAGAGCATATTGACAAGTACGTTCCAGACCATAGCTTTAGTCAACTCCGAGGCATTGAATAGTGCCCCAATGGCTTTCTGCACCGCACGTATACGCGCTTCTTCAATGTCATCAGCTCGTCTAACTTTTTCAATACTCATTTTGATTCCTTTAATAATTGTTTAAAGTCTTGCTCTATTCTTTCAAGTTTCCACTTAAACTCTTCGAGCATCTCTCGTTTGTTTTCATACCCCATGTCTTTGTAAGACTCGCCTCTAAGTTGGTCGCACACATCAAAATAAATTTCTTGGATGTGCGTTAAGGTGTTTAACTCAATACTCATTTTGCTCTCCTGATAAATTTACCTTCCAAGTCAAACTCGTAGGTAGGAAACTGCTGTTCCAACTGCTTGGCCATGCGAGTCATGGTTGAAGTGGCTTGCAATACCAGACCGCGAGCCTCGAGTACCTCGCCCGCTGTGGCTTTGTTGTTGTAGACCAGCTTGTGGACATGATCCTGCATACGCTTGTACGTTGCAACCATGCCACGCCACGCCAATTTTGATTCTTCCAATGTCATCATGATTTCTCCCCTGTTGTTGGTGAACATTCCAACACCGTGTTGGTTTGTTCCTCGTCTACTACCACACTAATGATGCGAACGCCTTCAAAGATCTCGACAATCTCGTAGATCGCGCCCGCTCTGTCTAACGCATCGTAAAGTTCTGATGGTGTCATACCTCATCCCCCTTGATTTCAACCATGCGCAACACACCCTCGGGTGCGGTTGCAACCACTGCGTCATACTGATCCCATGCCTGACACCCATGACACTCGGCATCATGCGTGGGGCATCGCTCGCCCCAATAGAACAACATCGCTTCGTGTATTGCATTTCGTTCGTTCATTTCGTTTCCTTTCTGGATGACGCAAAAAACCCCAACACCATTTCGTATTCGTCGGGATACGCGTTTCTCATGTCAACCATCAACTTGACAAAAGCGTAATCGTTCTGCACCTCTTTCCTAAAAATGACAAGGCACTCGATTACATACATCCATGCAACTATTGCGTCTGTGTTCATGATCAACCTTTCAATCCGGCAAACATGTACTGGTTCTCACGCGCCCATGTAACGAACGAGGGGTGAGACATGACCCATGCTTTCTTGACAGGGATCTCGAGGATCTGGTTGATAAAGACAGCCTGTGTTTCTTTGGGCATACGCTTGAGGTAGCGCATCCATGTTGCGAACGTCTCGCGGGTAGAGACAGCCACGGCCTTGAACGCCAAGATGCATTGAGCCGCTGGGCTTGTCGGTATAGGGGTCGTATCAGGACTGGAGAGGATCGTTTCAGTCATGGGCAACTGATCGGACAGGGAGATGTACGCCTGCAAGTCCCGCGATGCAGGCCTACCGATCGTGCCGTCGAGTGCCGCGATCAACGAATTCTCTGATATGTTGCGACGCACATTGATCCAATGCGATGCCTTGTACGCAGTACGGGGACAGAAGAACGCTTCCTGCGATGAGTCAGTCGGCTGATAGATGTACGTATTCTCTTTCTGCCCGCCATCCAAGTACGAAGCCATGCAATGCGGGTATTCCTTAACCCACGCTTGCATCTCAGGTGCTACGCCGTTGTTGCCCGCCCAGACCAACCACTCAGTCGCACTCGGTTTCATGTAGTTGATCCACGTCTCGCGGCTACGGGTATGAGCCTTGACATGATCACCCACATTGTCCGAACCCAAGTTGCCCGTCGTGAAGACAAGGGTCTCGGGGTGCAACTCATACTCGCCTTGTCTGCGCTCATGCAGTAGTGGGTGCAGGGTGTTGCGCACATAGTCATCAGTCTTTGTCCACTCGTCGATCATGATGACAAGGGGTTCGCCTGTGTGCAAACCATAACGCGCTGCGGGATAAAAATCCAAGGTACGAGTCGTGTGGTTGGGGATTGGCATACCGGACTGGCCGACATCGGTGTTGGGGCCGTCGATGTAGATGCCCTTGAATCCGGTGCGTTTGATGATCTCTTTGTGCATGGCAGTCTTACCAACTCCGGGTTCTCCAGTAAGGTGTACTGCATTCTCGCCCGCGTTGAGGATGAGGTCGACGGTCTCTGTGAAGTTGAGCCGACGGACAAATGATATTTCTCTTGACATTTTGATTTCCTTGATAAGAAAGAGTTATAAGAACATACCAACAGGGGTGTTGGTTAGTTCGATCGGGTGTTCTTCTGATTCGTATCCAACAGAACCTGCGGGGCAGCTTCGGGAGTTACGAGCATGTACGGCCCCTTGCCGTACGTCTGCACCACGCACCAAGATGCGCGATCAGCGACTGCGGCTTCTTGCCCGCAGTGTAGGCAGAGTGTGTAGCCAATGGCCCAACGCTCTGCATGGACGTCATCCCCGCATAGGGTGCATGACTTCCAGTCGAAACGATCATCGACGTGGCTGCCGTGATCGTCATTCAATTCTGTAGAATATGTAGTCACAGGATGTTGTAGCCTTTGAGGTAGCGCATCTGCTCGAGGTCTTGGGCAAACTCGACGATGGTCAAACCGTAGTGTTCGTCGTCATGGTCGAAGAACTCATGAGACCCGTCGAGATCCATGTCTGGATCGACGGTGTTGGTTGCAAGGTAGTGTGAGTGCTGTAAGGCATCCCACTTGGTGTCTGTTGTACGCATGAAGCATCTCCAATAAAGGACTGAAAGAACCCGAACAAACCAACAGGGTTGTTGGTATGTCCGGACGGGCATTTAGAAGCGGTGCTGTTGTCATCACTCACCAATCTATCTAAAGATATATTGTAACACAAATTAAGTCATTTGTCAATACCCAGTTCGTGTTTATAGACCCATAGTTCCTGTTATTCAGAATTCCGTTCCGACTTTACCTTGCGTTGCTGAGATATGTGAGCAATCATCTTGTCGATACCAAATTCGATGTCCTCCCACGATTCGAGCGGGGTGTCGTCCTTGGGTTCTGGCTTTGGTTCCTCACGTAGCTTGATTGTCAGGACGGGCGGGCCGTCTTCGCTCGCCATGCGAATCTCTTTCCTCTTTGGAATGGCGAAACCTTTCTGTTTGAGGATTCCCTCGGTGTCATAGCCCGCCAACGATGCACTGTCCATGAGCATCTTGATGTGATAAGGGTTCTTCGGGCGCATCTCAATCAACTCCTCATCGGGCGGGGCGATCAGATGACGACTGGATTCTTGCTCAGGGAGTAACGAATTGGGCTGGCCAGATGCAAACCGCTGAACACGGTACATCTTGGATTCGCAGTGATGGTATGGATTGACGCACCACTTTGTACCGCATAGGCTGAGCAAGCGGGGGCCAGCGGGCGGGAACCGGCAAATGGTGAACAGGATGCGCAAGACGGCGTTGGTGTTGAACTTGCCCGCCAAGGGGGAATTGGGTGAGAGTTGGGGTAAAGAGCATGAAGACTTGGGCCAAACGTAGCAGAGGTTCTTGACCTCGCAGTTGTCCAAAAGGTTGTCGGCGTTGTTGTACTTTGCGGTTCTAGTCATGATTTTTCCTTTCGCGGTGTTTTACACCATATATTAAATATCCGTCGCTACTATATCATATCGGGCGTTGATGTCAATGAATTCGTGTGCTAGTTTTGTAAAGATAGAAAATATATAACGTTGTTCCTGAAATTGACATAGTACAAACGGGAGAAAGGGCGAGGGGGGCCAAACACACCATTCTCAACTTTTTCTATGTTGGGGGAGAGGATTCCTAGACCCGCTCTATACTATGTCAATTTCAGGAACAACGTTATATATATTATATTATATTATTATTATTATAGAGAGAGAGCTATACGATTCGGGCCTTTGCGCTCTTGCGGGCTGTGCGATAGGATAGAGTTATGAAGGATATATAATATAAGATGTAGTTATCTCGATAGGAAAACTAAGCCGATTCTACAAAACTTAAACCTATTTGGTGCATTTCGTGTGGTTTGGCTGTGCTTAGCCTGCGGCATCTATATAGTTGTGTGTGCAATGCAACATGAGCAATGCCCGCCTTACACTAGGCGAGCGGGTCAAGCGGGCGGCGTTAGACATAAAAGTAATAAAGAACAAACCAACAACGCGTTGGTATGTTCGCTTTGCCCGCAATGCAATGCACTTCGGGGCTACCGCGTTACTACCGGTGACTGGTATCTAACGATACGGGCGAGACGGGCACGAACACCACGCCAGCATGGAGAACACCGCCCGCTTGGGACTACCGCGTTACTACAACATTCTGTTCCACAGAATGGGCTACCGCGTTACTACCATAGTGACTGGCATCACGGCGGGCCGCGCCATCGCGCAGGCCAAAAAAAATGGGGGCCGAAGCCCCCAAGGTTTACATCAAGCCCAATTTTTTCCGTCGGGCAATTTCATCATAAACTTTGCCATACTCTCGCATGGTGCAACCCTTTATAGTTAAACTATAAAAATGAGAAACCAAGTACTCATTAGAAAACAAACGAACATTAAAAAACGGATTCATAAAAAACTCCCAAAAGTTAATCCATACATTCGTAGCTACGGATTTCCCAGTCAATCAGGAAAGCCAGCCCAATAAACGTGCCGGTAAAAACAAGGGTTTCCACCAACTCGATTTTGCCAAACCAACCCAAGGCCACAGACACGCCCGCCATCAGGAAAGAAAGAAACATAACAATGGTCATAAGTTTACGCATGAAAGACTCCAAAAGAAAGAATAGAAAAGATGGGCGCTGTCACCGCCCACCCAGATTACTTCGCCTTCGACATGGCCACGATGCCAGCAGTCAGCATCTCGACCGACTCGACAGACCCAGCCTTCGCCCAGTCAGACGCGAGCTTTTTCAGCGCGTCGTGCAACTGTTTGATATCGCCCTGCAATTTAGCGACTTCAGGCTTAGCCCGCTCGGCCAACTGCTTTGTGATCGCAGTAGCTTCAGCCATCGACTTAAGGTCGCCCTTAGCAACCAATTCGGCTTTCAACTCGATCAATTCACCGTCACCCTTGCCCGCGAACTTCGCCGCTTCCTTTGCCCGCTTCGCGGCCATACGCTCAGCATCAGCAGACTTTGCCTTCGGACTCTGCCAACCGAGAGCACGCAAACGGTTAGTCTGTCTTTCCCATTGACGCTCAGCCGCGTCGGTAGTAGGCGCACCCTCGTCGAAGTACTTAGCAATCGCCCATGTCCGGACTTGCAAGTACTCAGGATAAGCAATCGGCACGAAGACCATAACGGGCTTGTTATCCTTCAACACGGGTTGACCCTCAATATCGAGTTTGGCCACGCGGGCTTTGATCGATTTACCATCGACCACTTCCCACGCCGTCAACCAATCCAACAGCAGGGCATCCGCCTGTTGCACTTGCTCTTCGCCCTTCTTCATGAGCTTCTCGCCATGAGCAGTAGAGACAAAGATTTCTTCGAGAGAGGCTTGCGCCTCAACCAAGGAACGACCTGCGACCATCTCGACCGCAGAACCAATAGCGCTTTGAACAGGCGCAACGACTGTTTGTGTGGCTTTGTTTGCCATGATGTATTTCTCCAATAAAGAAACGAGCAAGACGCTCGAACAAACCAACGATTTTGTTGGTATGTTCAAGCAGAAGGCATCACCCTTCCGCCATGATTTAATTATGACAGAATGGTTAGATTTAGGGGAAAACCGCACACCGATGTAATGCCAATGTATCCGGTCGACTCAGCCCGCAATGCTAAAGAACAGGCAGAAAAAAAAATCGCGAAAACTTCCGCCGACCATACCCCTTCGCAAGAACCAAAAGGAGAACTCGGAGACCCCCTCACCCCCAAATTGCGATAAGTGACTCCCCGCACACCATCACTGTGTTTTGCCCACCCGACGAGCAATTTTTTAAAGTGGGGGAGGGGGGTATAAAAAATTTTGGAGTTCTGCCGGTAGCACTCCACCAGAAACACCCCCCGGGTAGGATTCCTACCTCCTCTTGCACACGTATACATATTTCTGTTACAGTCGCGCATCCTCTTCACGGAGTGCCCTTGATCACATGACCCTGCATATCACGCCTGACAAAACAATTCCGTTTCCGGACAACCTAGAACCGGAAGCGGGCGCGACGCTCTTCGAAAACATGCAGATCGCGTCGAACACGGCGGAAGTTCTCAAAGGGCTAGGCGCTCATGTCGATGACGACCCAGAGGCTCAACTCAAAGCGGACAACGTATTCAACGACTTCTCCGAATTGGCCAAGCGCCAGTACGAAGAAGCGATGCTCCCCAAACGTGGCCCCGGTCGCCCACGCAAAGATCCCAACGCTCCACCACCCCCGAGTAAGACACCGTCGTTGATGTACAGCTTGCCTGTAGCAGAACGAATCGGCACGATGCTCAGGGAGTACAACAACCCAATCGTTGCAGATGCCGCCGAACTTAGGTTAGTGGTCACCAACAAGCTGCTCGACCTAGCTTCATGCGGAGACCCCAAGATTGAGATCAAGGCGACCGAGATGCTGGGCAAGATAAGCGACGTGGGCCTCTTCTCCGAGAAGACGGAGATCACGGTTACGTACAAGTCGGTGTCTGATATAGACAACGCCATCAAAGATAAAATCAGGAAGATGCTTCTGGCCCACGGCGGGGAAATCACCACGGTGGACTTTGATCTGGACAGAGAGTTTGGAACACCCCCAGAGCTAGAAATGGTCGAGGTTGTGCAGGATCCGCCCAGAGAAGAACCCGATGCGCTCTAACGTACAGTCAAGTACGCTTGACATGGAGCTGAATGCGTTGCTGGCGCAACTGGATAAGCTACCTGACCACCATAAAGCACAGATTCTGGAAGACCTAACCCGCCGCGAGGAGTTTTTAGAGAAAGATAAGGCCCGTAATACCTTCATGGGGTTTGTACATAAGGTCTGGCCAGACTTCATAGGCGGGCGACACCACAAAATAATGGCCAAAGCGTTCGAGCGGGTGGTGAATGGGGAGTGCAAACGCCTGATTATCAACATGCCACCCCGCCATACGAAGTCGGAGTTCGCTTCCTATCTCCTTCCAGCATGGTTCTTGGGCAAATATCCGCACAAAAAGGTCATACAAAGCTCGAACACGTCCGAATTAGCGGTCGGCTTCGGTCGAAAAGTACGAAATCTTGTGGATTTGGACACTTACAGGGAGCTTTTCCCCGGTTTAGAGCTTCGGGCGGACTCAAAAGCGGCTGGCCGGTGGAATACAAGCAAAAACGGGGACTATTTTGCGATCGGTGTGGGTGGTACGGTCACCGGAAAAGGTGCTGACCTCTTAATTATCGACGATCCGCACTCTGAACAGGAGGCGGCGCTTGCCGCAAGCAACCCGGACGTGTTTGACAAGGTAACCGAGTGGTATACGTCCGGCCCACGGCAGCGTTTGCAGCCGGGCGGGGCGATCGTGATCGTTATGACACGTTGGGCGATGCGGGATTTGACTGGTCAGGTGCTCAAAGCGGCGGCGCAGCGGGGTGGGGAACAGTGGGAAGTTATTGAGTTCCCGGCCATTCTACCTTCGGGCAAACTTCTGTGGCCAGAATTCTGGAGTATGGAAGAGATGGAAGCGCTCCGCGAGGAATTGCCCAACAGTAAGTGGCAAGCGCAGTACCAGCAGAATCCAGTGGGTAACGAGTCAGCTATTGTGAAGCGGGATTGGTGGAAATGGTGGGAACCCGAGCGGCCACCGGTGTGTGAGTACATTTTGCAGACGTGGGACACCGCGTTTGAGAAGAACAACCGGGCTGACTACTCCGCAGGAACGACTTGGGGGGTGTTCAAGAATGACGAGGACAACGGCCAGTCAAACATCATCTTGCTCAACACGTACAAGAAGCGGGTTGAGTACCCAGACTTAAAACGTGACGTGCTTGAGGAGTACAGAGAGTACGAACCGGATGGGATTTTGATTGAGAAGAAGGCGTCTGGTGCGCCACTCATCTACGACCTGCGGGCGATGGGGATCCCGGTGCAGGAGTACACGCCAAGTAAGGGTCAGGATAAAGTCGCCCGTTTGAACTCTGTCTCAGACATAATTGCGTCGGGTAAGGTATGGGTGCCCCGCACGCGCTGGGCAGAAGAGTTAGTAGATGAGATTGCAGAGTTCCCGTCGGGCGAGCATGATGACTTGGTTGACGCGACGACTCTTGCGCTCATGAGATTTAGACAAGGTGGGTTTCTCCGCTTACCAAGCGATGAACCCGAAGAGACTCGGTATTTTAGAAGCCGCAGTAAAGAGCGGTTTTACACGGTGTAAGGACACAAAATGGCAACAAGTTCAATGGACAAAGCACTTTATCAAGCCCCTATGGGCCTTTCCGACTTGGCCGAACAGCCTGACTTGGAGATTGAGATTGAAGATCCGGAGTCAGTAAGCATCCACGCGGAAGGCTTAGATATTGACCTGAAGCCGCAGAAAGAAACAGCGGATGACTTTGATGCCAACCTTGCTGACTATATGGAAGATAAGGAGTTGTCGCTTCTAAGTTCTGATCTTATTGACGACTTTGATAAAGACACAATGGATCGTAAAGATTGGATTAGAACGTACATTGAGGGTTTGAAATTGCTGGGTTTGAAGTACGAGGAGCGTACAGAGCCTTGGCAGGGAGCCTGCGGAGTGTTTCATCCTATGTTGACAGAGTCTGTGGTTAGGTTTCAGTCAGAAGGAATCACTGAAACATTCCCTGCTATGGGGCCAGTAAAGACTAAGATTGTTGGCAAAGATACCCCGGAGTCTGAAGAGGCGGCAGCCCGCGTGCAGGAGGACATGAATTATCAGTTGACAGAAGTCATGACTGAGTATCGTCCTGAGCATGAAAAGATGCTGTGGAACCTACCGTTGGCGGGTTCGGCGTTTAAGAAGGTGTACTTTGATCCAGCCAAAGGTCGCCAAGCGGCAGTTTTTATCCCCGCTGAAGACATAGTTGTACCTTATGGCGCGACTAGCTTGGAGACAGCCGAGCGCGTCACGCACGTCATGCGGAAGACAAAAAACGAGGTTCTTCGGCTGCAAGATGCTGGGTTTTATAGCGACGTGGACTTAGGTGACCCCGGCTATGAGTTAGATGATATTGAGAAGCAGAAGGCCGAAGAAGACGGCATGTCCGCTACGCAAGATGAGCGGTTCCGTATTCTGGAGATGCACGTTGATTTAGACTTACCCGGGTTTGAACATAAGAAAAAAGGCAAGCCCACGGGCATTGCCCTACCTTACGTAGTTACCATAGAGAAATCTACCAACACTATATTAGCTATTCGGAGAAATTGGTATGAAGACGACAAGCTCCACCTCAAACGCCAGCATTTCGTCCACTACCAATACATCCCCGGTTTTGGTTTCTATGGTTACGGTCTTATCCACCTCATCGGTGGGTACGCGAAAAGCGCTACGATGCTCATCCGACAGTTGGTCGATGCTGGGACGTTATCTAACTTACCCGGAGGTCTTAAATCTCGCGGCCTGCGCATTAAGGGAGACGACACCCCCATCCAGCCCGGAGAGTTCCGAGACGTAGATGTTCCAAGCGGCTCAATCAGAGACAACATCTTACCGTTACCGTATAAGGAGCCAAGTCAGGTTCTGTTTGCGTTGTTCCAAAACATAGTAGAAGAAGGCCGGGCGTTTGCCTCCAGTGGGGACATGAATGTGTCCGATATGTCAGCGCAAGCACCGGTCGGTACAACCTTGGCAATTTTGGAAAGAACTCTTAAAGTGATGGGCGCTATCCAAGCCCGTATGCACTTCACTATGAAGCAAGAGTTCAAGTTGCTCAAGGTAATCATTGCAGACTACGCCCCCGAGGACTATGACTATGAGCCAGAAGAAGGTAGCCGCGCTGCCCGTAAGTCTGACTACGACATGGTGGACGTAATTCCTGTAAGCGACCCCAACGCCGCGACTATGGCACAAAAGATTGTGCAATATCAGGCAGTTATGCAGTTGGCTCAACAAGCGCCGCAGCTATATGACATGGCTTTTTTACACCGCCAGATGATCGAAGTTTTGGGGGTTAAAAACGCCAGCAAGCTAGTCAAAACAGAAGATGATGCAATACCTGTTGACCCCACATCAGAAAACCAAGCGCTTCTGACTATGAAGCCCGTTAAAGCGTTTATGGAGCAGAACCACGAAGCCCATATTCAAGTTCATACCGCTGCTATACAGGATCCAAAGATTCAACAGTTAATGCAGGCTAATCCAATGGCGCAGCAAATTATGGCGGCAGCAATGGCGCACATAAACGAGCACATTGCGTTTGAGTATCGCAAGCAGATAGAAATGGCAATTGGTACGCCGCTGCCTACAGAGGAACAGAACAAACAAGTTTCTCCGGAGTTAGCTGATCGGATTGCCATGATGACTGCGCAAGCAGCACAACAACTTCTACAGCAGAACCAGCAACAAGCTAAACAGCAACAAGCCCAGCAACAAATGCAAGATCCAATCGTTCAGATGCAGATGCAAGAACTTCAGATTAAGCAGGGCGAGTTGCAGTTGAAACAGCAGAAACAAGCCACGGACGCTGCGGCCAAGGCGGATCAAATCAGGATTGAAGAGTCCCGGATTGCGGTTCAAAAGGAAATTGCCGTTATGCAAGTTGCAGCAAACTCTGCCGCAAAACTTGATCAAATGAACAAGAAAGCTGAATCTGACGGGGCGCGTATGGGTATTGATATCGCAAAACACAAGGCACAAATGCAGCAACAACGGTTTCAAACCATGCAGAACAGACAGCAACCAAAAAAGGACAGTAAATGAACCAGCAAGCGCTTTCATACCTCCTCAAGGAAATTGACAGGTTACGCGAGGATCAGTCCGTGTTTTTGAACGGCGGTGGCGCAAAGGATTTTGCCGAGTACCGGCATGTTTGCGGAGTTATTCGGGGTCTAACTCATGCAGATCAACTTGTCAGAGACCTTGCGCAAAAACTGGAGTATTCCGATGACTGAATTTGATGTCGCTGCTGTCGATTTGACAGGTATTCTTAACACGAGTGCCGAAGATAAAGCCAAGCAGTTGCCCGACCCTAAAACTTTCCGACTTCTGTGCGTTGTTCCTGAAGCGATGGAAGAGTTTGCGGATAGTGAAATTGGTATTGTGAAGTCAAGTCAATCTATGTACTACGAAGAAGTACTGACCCCAGTCTTGTTCGTAATCAAAGTTGGCCCCGACGCTTACAAAGATACAACCCGGTTCCCCAGTGGGCCGTCGTGCAAGGAAGGTGACTTTGTCATCGTCCGCCCCAATTCAGGCACCCGCCTGAAGATTCATGGCCGTGAATTCCGCATCATCAACGATGACTCGGTTGAAGCAGTTGTGGAAGACCCGCGCGGTATCACCCGTGCTGCATAAGGAGTAACACATGGCAACAAAGTTTGACGATACCTACGAGTTCCCCGACGAGGTAGAAGCTAAGAAAGCTGCTGCTGAGGAGAAGTTTGAGATTGAAATTGAGGACGATACGCCTCCCGCTGATCGTGGGCGCAAGCCTATGAGAGAGCCAGTGGAAGACCCAACTGACGAAGAGTTGGCCACCTACGACGAGAAGGTTCAGGCGCGGATGAAGAAATTCACCCGTGGCTATCACGACGAACGACGGGCAAAAGAACAGGCCGTACGGGAACGTGAGGCGACTGAAACCTATGCGAAACAGATCATTGAAGAAAATAAACGACTTCAACAACAGCTTTCTAGCGGAAGCAAGGTACTAATTGAGCAGTCGCAATCCAGCGCACAGCTTGAGCTTGACGCCGCCAAGAAAAAATACAAGGAAGCCTACGAGACCGCCGATGTGGATGCGTTGGCCGACTCTCAAGCAGAAATTGCCAAAGCCACCCTACGTATGGACAGAGCTTCAGGGATGAAGCCCATTGAGGTAGATGAGCTGGGGTATGCACCAGCGCAGCCACAAAAATCTAACGTCACCCCCCGAACCCAAAAGTGGCTAGACCGCAACGAATGGTTTGGCCCGGACGATGAGATGACTATGACTGCAATGGGTATTGACAGACGTTTGCAGAAAGAGTATGGTGCGGACTATGTAGGTACTGAAGAGTACTTTCAAACCATTGATAAAACAATGCGCAAAAGATTTCCTGAGCACTTTGAGAGTGATCAGAGCTACGAGGAAGACGAATCGCCTCCTAAGAAAAGAACGTCAGAACCGGATGAGGATGATGAACCCCCACGCCGTGCAACAAGAATTACTTCGCCTGTAGCCCCGGCTGCACGAAGTACACCGCCTAATCGCATTCGCTTAAAAGCATCTGAGGTTGAGACCGCGCGTCGCCTTCAGGTGCCCATTGAAGAATATGCTAAACAGGTTGCTTTACTTAGAAGAGGTGCTTAATCATGGAAAATATCGAGTCAAAAAAACCGCAAAATCGTATGGATCGCGCATTGGATACTAGGGCTACCGCTTACAGACCAACGTCTTGGCAAGCCCCTGAAACCCTGCCTCAACCAGATGATCGACCCGGTTGGAAACATCGTTATGTTCGTTTAAGCGCCAATGGTCAATCTGATCCATCAAATATTGCTTCTAAGTTACGTGAGGGGTATGAACCCTGCAAAGCAGAGGAATATCCTGAACTCATGATGCACGCCGCCATTGAAGGTCGCTTTAAAGGTGGTATTGAAGTAGGTGGTTTGTTACTCTGCCGTATTCCAGCCGAGTTTATGCAGCAACGTGATGCTCACTTTGCAAAACTAAACAAGGCACAAATGGATTCTGTAGACAACACCTACATGAAAGACAACGATCCACGAATGCAAAAATTTGCGGAGCGTTCGTCAAAAGTAACATTCGGCCCCGGTTCTTAAATTTTTTAAAAGGAGTCTTAAATGGCTTATCCAGTGGTTAATGCCCCTTACGGGCTACGACCAGTCAACTTGATTGGCGGTCAGGTATTTGCGGGGTCAACCCGTGAGCTACCTATCACCTACGGCTATGCTACAAACATCTTTTATGGTGACTTTGTAACATTAGTTCGCGGGAACTTGGAACGCATAAGCGTTTCAACAGGTGTTGTTGGTACATTGATGGGGGTTTTCCTCGGATGTTCGTACACCAACCCATTAACTAAACAAAAAACCTTCTCGCAATACTGGCCTGCGTCTACGCTTGCTGGTGATGCAGTGGCTATTGTTTGTGATGACCCTGATACAGTGTTTCAAGCTGTGATGGTTTCTGGTACTACAGTGGTGGCTTCTGGTGCTCGCGCCATGATCGGTCAAAACTTAGCAGCAGTTAACAACACAGGCAGCACTACCACAGGTAATTCCGCTAATGCTGTTTTGGCAGATACCTCTTTAGCACTTACTGCGGCTCTGCCAATTCGTGTTATTGGGTTGGTTCCTGACTCTGTGGTGGCACAAGGTACAGGTGTTTACACTTCTATCTCTAGCGCTACTGTTACGCTTGCTTCGGCTCTTACGTTTACGCCAGTGGTTGGCTCTGACGTTGGCTCCATTGCTGCAAATGGTCAGTACATTGCCAGCGGTTCGTATGTTGCTTCTGTAACAAACTCTACAACAGTTGTGCTTAATCAAGCACCGCTAGTGGCGTTTGGCGCGGCTTCAACAATTGTCTTTAACCAATACCCAGAAGTACTTGTGAAAATCAATTTCGGTTTGCACAAATACTATGCTGGTACAGCTGTTGCATAAGGAGTAACATAAAATGGCTATTTCACGTGCACAACTACTGAAGGAACTTCTTCCCGGACTGAACGCTTTGTTCGGTATGGAATACGCTCGCTACGGTGAGCAACACAAAGAGATCTACGAAACAGAGACCTCTGAGCGTTCCTTTGAAGAAGAAACCAAGCTGTCTGGCTTCTCTGCCGCACCTGTCAAAAACGAGGGTTCTGCCATCGCTTATGACAATGCTCAAGAGGCATGGACTACCCGCTACAACCACGAAACCATTGCTTTGGGTTTCTCAATCACTGAAGAAGCGATTGAAGATAACTTGTACGACAGCTTGTCTGCTCGCTACACCAAAGGTCTGGCTCGTGCTATGGCGTATACCAAGCAGGTTAAAGCAGCCGCTACTCTCAACAACGGTTTCTCCGCCGCTTATGTCGGTGGTGATGGTGTTGCTTTGTTTAGCACTGCTCACCCCTTGGTTAATGGTGGAACCAACTCCAACCGTCCTTCCACTGCTGCTGACTTGAATGAAACTTCGTTGGAAAACGCTGTTATTCAGATCGCTGCATGGACAGACGAGCGTGGTTTGTTGATCGCCGCCAAGCCCAAGAAGCTGATTGTTCCCCCTGCATTGCAGTTCGTGGCTACCCGCCTGTTGGAAACCAGCCTGCGTGTTGGCACTACCGACAACGACATCAATGCTCTGAAGAACAACGGTTCTATCCCTGAAGGCTACACCATTAACAACTACTTGACCGACACAAACGGCTGGTATTTGACAACTGATGTGCCTAACGGTCTGAAGCACTTCGTTCGTTCACCCCTTGCTAACAGCATGGATGGTGACTTTGATACCGGCAACGTCCGTTACAAAGCCCGCGAGCGTTACAGCTTCGGTTGGTCTGATCCGTTGGGAATGTTTGGTTCTCCCGGTACGTCCTAAGAAGACTGAGAAGGGGGCCTTGTGCCCCCTTTTCTTTTGATGTATATTGAACGCATTCCGGGAAACCCGGCGTATCAAACAGTCCCGGCTGACTGACATGCAAGATTGATACGCTATAACGCATGGAGATATTCTTATGGGATTCGCAACTCACCTTGGCCCTTGGTTGTTGGGTACAGTTAAAAACACAACTGGCACTACCGCAGGCACTATCCGCAATATGGGCGCGACTATTGTTGCCCAGACTTACACGGCCCCCGCTTCTGTTATTTTGGCAAGCCCCGCAGCACAACAGATGTTTGTACTCCCTGCTGGCGCTAAGATTGTTCGTTTTGGCCTCGAAGTTAATGTTGCCCTGACTGGCGCGTCTAACTGCGGCGTTACCATCGGTAGCAGCGGCACTGCCAACTTGTACATGGCTACGGTCAACACCGGCACTTCAGCGGTTCAGACTTCTCCAGCTACGATTGCAGCGGCTACTTCAGGTCTGTATGACAGCATTGGCACAACTGATGCAATCATTTACGGTACTTTTACCGCAGCTACTGCTGACGCTACTGCTGGTACGGTTACTGTCACTGTTGAGTACATTGTTCGTGACTCTGACGGTTCTGCCAATCCTTCACAGGCTTAATTGATCTTGGGGGCTTCGGCCCCCGTTTAAAAGGAGATTGATTATGATGCAGACAGATGTAAAAAGCGGCGCGGCAGCAGCTAATGCAACCACCACCATTTTTGCTGGCCCAGCCCGTATTAAAGGTATATCCATCAGTTATTCAACAGGCGCAACGGTTGTTCTGAATGATGGCACAGCCGGTACAGCTATGTTTTCTTTTACCGCGCCAGCGGCTGCGGGGGCTATCTATATGGTATTCCCCGGAGAGGGAATTAGATGTAGCACCAATATTTCTGCTGTGGTATCTGCGACAACAACCGCAGTGGTGTTCTATGGCTAAGAAGACTCCCTCCCTTGCAATTGGTCGTGGTGAAAAACTACCCGCTTCCAAGGGGGCGGGCTTGACTGCCAAAGGTCGTGCCAAGTACAACGCAGCAACAGGAAGCAACTTGAAGGCTCCACAGCCACAGGGTGGCAAGCGCAAGGATTCGTTCTGCGCCCGTATGTCTGGTATGCCCGGCCCGATGAAAGATGAAAAAGGCAAGCCTACCCGCAAGGCAGCTTCTTTAGCAAGATGGAAGTGTTGAGGTAATCATGGCTGATAACGAAAAATTCTTTACAGGCAAAGATGCCAATGGCGCTCCTCTTTACACATATCAAAATAACGCTATGTCAAAAGAAGATTTTGACAAGCAAAAAGCACAATCAGCAAATGAGATGGATGCTTTTAAAAATCAAAAAGATGATTTTGATTTACAGTTTGACGATATGAAAGCAAAACTCCTTACGCTTAAAAAACCGCTTAAAAAAGCAAAAGGCGGAGCAATAAAAAGCTCGGCCTCTAGCCGCGCAGATGGCTGTGCTACCAAAGGCAAAACAAAAGGTAGGTTTGTTTAAATGGCAAATTTTAAAACTCGTTCAGACGATGAGATTTTTTGGTCAAACAAGCCCGGAAACCGTGGAAAGACTTACCCCGGTGACGAGATAGCTCGTCAAGAATATGACCGAGATAAAGCGCGGGGGGAAAACAACCTCAGTACTGTGCGCAACTTCTTGTTTGGTAAGAGCGACGCAAGAAAGCGTGATGCTAATGATGCAATTGACAGGCGTATAGCAGAAAAAGGTCAGATTCCAATAGAGCCAGCAGGGCCTATGACAAAGAAAAGAACCCTGTCAGACAGAATTCTGGATAGTTTTCCTATGGCTACCATAAAAAATAACGCTGCTAAAGCCGGTTTTATTGAGCCACCTGTTTCTCTTAATGAAGACTCTGCAAGTAAAGAAAATGAACGCAACAAAACAGACTTAATGCAAAAGCTGCTTGCTAGAAAGTCTGGGCTAAAAAAAGGTGGCGCGGTAAAAACCAAAAAAATGGCTTCTGGCGGCACAGCCTCTAGCCGCGCAGACGGATGCGCAACAAAAGGCAAAACAAAAGGCAGGATTGTATGAACGAACAAAATCAAGAAACTCTGAAGTATGCCCTTGATGGTGCGTCCCTTCTCACTGTCATAGGAACACTTGTGGAATTCTTACCCGCCTTATCTGCAATTCTCAGTATTGTTTGGGTGGCAATCCGCATCTACGAAACCGAGACTATGAAGAAATTGTTGAATCGCAAGAAAGACGACGATGCCAGCAACAAGCCCTAAACAAAAAAAATTCATGGACGCTGCGGCGCACAACAAAGCGTTTGCCACACAAGCGGGCATCCCGCAGAAGGTGGCAAAGGACTTCAGTGGGGCCAGCAAAGGCATGAAGTTTGGGAAGGATCGTTCAGTCGCAACCCGTGCTGATCGTCAGACAATCAACAATCCTAAAACCAATCAAGGTAAACAGGAACTTTTTAAAGAAGGTGGAACTATGGCAACGAAAATGAACCCCGGTTTTATGGCAATGATAGCTAAGAAAAAAGCTGGAGCCAAGTCAGAGATGCCTTCTAAGATGGGCAAACCTGTGATGAAAAAAGGCATGGACACTGCCAAAGACGGCATGAAGATGGCTAAAGGTGGTGGTGTCGAAGCCAAGGGTAAAACCAAAGGCAAGATGATCAAGATGAACAAGGGCGGCAAAGCCTGCTAAGGAGTAAATCATGGCAAAAAGAAATAATTTAGCTGCTTTGGCCGCGCTAGCCGGGTTAGGCTACGTACTTACAAATCAATCTCGTAATAAAGTGGATTTGACCGAGAAGGATTCAAATCCTGATCGTAAAGCTCGACCAGACTCGACTGAAACCCGGGAAGCGCCTTTTAAGGCTACAAACGAGTCTGCGTACACCGGCACTACCAAAAACGACTCTAACACCGCTAAAAACATTGGTTTTGGGGGCGGGGATAACAGCGATAAAAATCTTAAACGTGTAGCCCCGGCTGAACCTATTCCAGTTAAACCCCCTAAATTAGATGTGGTTACGAACAGTGCTTTGCCACCTGCCGAACCTAAACCTTCTGACAAGCCTCTGTATAAGCAAAACGTCACAATTGCTGGGGATAAAAAGCGCACTGAAGGCAATCAACCAATGCCTTCTTTGAGAGCGGTTGAAGCAAAAGTGGCTTCAAATAAAACTGACGCATTGCGTAACGCCTCCCGCAAAACCGCTGCCTCAAACACCCCCAAAAGCAAAACCCCACCAGCATCGACCTCCACGGCTTTGAAAACACCTGATGCGCCTAAAAGTGAGACTACAAACGGTAAGTTTGAAATGCCAATTACTAAGTTCTTTAAAGGCATTCGTGAGCGCGGAGATGAAGATTTAGCCACACGAGGTCTGAAACGTGGCGGCACAGTCAAGATGGCTTCCGGTGGCATGGCTGCTTCTCGTCGTGGCGATGGTATTGCTCAGCGGGGTAAGACTCGCGGAAAGATGTGCTAAATCATGGCAAAAATTGGTAGACGACCACTGGATGATGAGCAGCTTGAGGGCGGCGGCGCGGGCGCGGGTATCAGCGGAACCAAGTACAGCAAGATGCCTTCTTTGAGAGGTAGCGCCAGCACAATAGGCGACCTCAGAAAAATCAATCAGGACACCTCTAACTTACGCGGTAACGCCAAGAAGGTGACTGAAGATGCCCAAGATCGCGCAGCGGCCCGAACAGGCGTGCGTGCAGCAGGTGCTGGCGCTGCCGCAGCAGGTATAAAAACCGCCGTCAGTGATGACTCTGAGGATAAAAAAGACGATAAAACTCCTTCTCGTGCTGGCATGGGCGAGATTATTTCCGGTAAAGGTATGGCTGACGGCGGCAAGGTTCCAGTTCAGCAATTGCCGTACATGGGCGAAAAACCTGAGTCTCGCATTCCACCTCCTGCGCAACGCAGTAAGCCCAATTCAGAAGTGAAAATTCCTAGCAAGAACTACAGCGGCGGCGGTACTGCTTCCAGCCGTGCAGATGGCTGCGCAACCAAGGGCAAAACCAAGGGTCGATTTGTATGATGTCTTCTCGCGGCATGGGCAACATTAACCCGTCAAAGATGCCGGGGAAGAAGGTCGTTCGTCGTAAAGACAAGCCGCAGGATGTGGACATGTACGCTGAAGGCGGCAAAGCAAAATCCAAAGTAAATGAGGCGGGCAATTACACCAAGCCTGATTTGCGCAAACGTATTTTCAACAGCGTCAAAGCTGCGGCAATCGTAGGTACAGGCGCAGGGCAATGGAGCGCTAGAAAAGCGCAGGTCATGGCTAAACGCTACAAAGCCGCAGGCGGCGGGTATCGTGATTAAAAAGCCCCAGCAATCCCTAAAAAACTGGGGCGAACAAGATTGGACAACTAAAAGTGGTAAAAAATCTTCTGACACTGGTGAGCGATACCTTCCAAAAGCTGCGATCAAAAGTCTCAGCCCTGCTGAGTACGCTGCGACAACACGTGCAAAACGTGCTGGCAAAGCTAAAGGGAAACAATTCGTGAAGCAACCCCCCAAGGTAGCAAAGAAAACGGCAGGATTTAGATAATGGCAAACACTTCCGGCGCAGTAAGTTTTAACCTAGACCTCACCGAACTGGTGGAGGAGGCGTTTGAACGCGCCGGGGGTGAGCTTCGCACGGGCTATGACCTCCGTACAGCCAGACGCAGTTTAAACATCATGTTTGCCGACTGGGCCAACCGAGGCATCAACCTGTGGACGATAGAGACAGGGATAATTGATCTGGTGCAGGGTCAAAATACTTATCCGTTGCCCAACGACACGATTGACCTGCTGGAACACGTCATCCGCACCGGCGGTAATTTAGCCTCAACACAGGCTGACTTGACCATTACGCGCATTAGCGTTTCTACCTACGCAACCATACCAAACAAGATTCAGCAAGCCAGACCTATTCAGGTATGGATTCAGCGCTTTAATGGTCAAACATCACCGACAGATATAACCCTAGATGGGGCAATCACCAGCACCGACACAACAATTACTTTGGACTCTGTGGTGGGGCTTCCCGCCGCTGGGTTCATCAAGATCGACAGCGAGATCATCAACTACGGATACATTGATGGCAATGTCCTGAACAACTGCTTCCGCGCCCAACAAAACACTACAGCAGCGAGCCACGCTGACAATGCCGCTGTTTATTGGGAGCAAGTCCCAGCAGTCACCGTTTGGCCCACCCCAGACAATGCGCAGACCTACCAACTTGTGTATTGGCGCTTACGTCGTACCCAAGACGCGGGCGGCGGTGTCAATATTATGGACGTGCCGTTCCGCTTCATTCCTTGCATGGCTGCTGGCCTGTCGTATTACATTGCGGGAAAGATTCCGACCGGTATGGAAAGAATCCCGATGCTAAAAGCGCAGTATGACGAGGCTTGGGAACTAGCAGCATACGAAGATCATGAGAAAGCTGCACTGCGTCTTGTCCCCCGTCAGACCTACATTGGGAGGTAACGGTGGGTAATCGTTTTGCCGCAGGCAAACATGCAATATCGGAGTGCGACCGATGTGGGCAAAGGTTTAAACTGAAAGTCTTGAAGACGGAGATCATTAAGACAAAGAAGTATGACCTGTTGGTCTGCCCGGCTTGCTGGGATCCCGACCATCCACAGTTGCAGTTGGGTATGTACCCAGTGGACGATCCGCAGGCTTTGAGAAACCCTCGCCCTGATCGCAGCTATGTTGTCTCTGGGCTGTTAGCCGATGGGGAGTCAGGCGGTGGTAGCCGAATCTTTCAGTGGGGCTGGAACCCAGTGGGTGGCTCTCAGGGAGTTGATGCAGTTCTAACGCCAAACAACTTGGCGATGGTGGTGGAACTTGGTACAGTTACGGTAGCAACGACATAAGGAGTCAGTGATGGACAAGAAAGATTTAAAACAAGACAAGAAAATGATCGCGGGTGCTGTGCATAAGCATGAGAAAAAGTTGCACCCCGGTAAGCCTATGACTAAATTAGCCAAGGGCGGTGTGACCACTGACCAAATGAAAGCTGTTGGTCGTAACATGGCACGCGCAAACAATCAAAGGAGCGGTTAATGGCTAAATTCAGCGACAAACGAATGGGCAAAGAAGTGGGTAATGCCGCTGTCTATGCTGCACCACACACCATGACTGGCAAAGCTGTTGGCATTGAACCCAACCCCGGCAAAATGCCTAACCGCAGCAAACTTGATACGCTTGATGTGAGTATTGGCGGCATCAGCAAATCTGCTGGCGACGAAAAGATTAAAACTGATGGCATCAAAATGCGCGGTACTGGCGCAGCCACCAAAGGCTTGATGTCTAGAGGCCCAATGGCATGAACTACACCCAGCTTGTAATTGCAATTCAGGATTACACGGAGAATAGTTTTAACTATTCGACTGATCCTACGCCTATCAATACCTTTATTGATCAGGCGGAGCAACGCATTTACAACTCGGTTCAGTTTCCTTCCATCCGCAAGAATGTTACGGGTACAACCACAAGCGGCAATAAGTACTTGTCTTGCCCAGATGATTTCTTGGCGGTGTTTTCAATGGCTGTGGAAACCACGGACGGGCAAGAGTTTCTCTTAAACAAGGATGTAAACTTCATTCGTCAGGCGTACCCCAAGGCAACTGACACAGCAACGCCGAAGTACTATGCTTTGTTTGGCCCGACGGTAGCGGCAAGTGTTGTCTCCAATGAACTGTCGTTCATTCTTGGCCCAACACCTGATAGTGGCTACACAGTCGAACTTCACTATTACTATTACCCTGAGTCAATTGTCACTGCATCTACAACATGGTTGGGCGACAACTTTGACTCTGTACTGTTATATGGCTCACTGGTTGAGGCGTATACCTACATGAAGGGCGAAGCTGACATAATGACGTTTTACAACACCAAGTACCAAGAGGCACTTGCACTGGCTAAACGCTTGGGTGATGGTATGGAGCGTCAGGACGCTTACAGGTCTGGGCAGTATAGACAGGCGGTGACGTAATGGCTTTCCAAGGAAACTTTGCGTGCAATACGTTCAAAACAGGGCTGATGGACGGGACGTTCAACTTTACGTCCGGCACGTTCTACATGGCTCTGTACACTAATGCAGCCACGCTTAATGCCTCTACCACGGCTTATACAGCTACGGGCGAAGTTGTGGATACAGGGTACACGGCTGGTGGTCTTGCTCTTACGATTGCACAGACTCCAACGGTAGGCAACTCAGGCAATACGGCGTACATCTCCTTTGACAATGCAGTCTGGAGTGGCGCTATTACGGCTCGGGGGGCATTAATTTACCAGAGTGGGGGTGGCAACCCAGCGGTTTGCGTGCTAGACTTTGGCGCAGACAAGACTTCAACCACAACATTCACGGTACAGTTCCCCGCTGTATCAAACACATCAGCAATCATAAGGATAGCGTAATGGCACTTGTAACCACAACCAAAGGCGACATGGACGATTCTTTGCTTGAAAAGCGAGAGGGAACCGTGGATAATGATAACGAGGCAACCACATGGGTGGAGTACTGGTTAGAGGGTGAACTTGTTCACCGTTCTGCACATGTGACTTTGAAGAAACCGCCCACTTTTGCCGGTGGCGAAACCGCTTCTTTAACATAAAGGAAATATCATGGCTAATACTCAATCAATGTGTACTTCTTTTATGAGCGAGCTTATGCTTGGTCAACATCAGCTTGGCACTTCAACTATTGTGTCTCGCGGCAGCTTGACCGCACCTACTACAGATACGCTCAAAGCGGCTTTGTACTTGGTATCAGCCACTTACAACGCATCAACCACGGCATATTCTGCTACTGGTGAAGTGTCTGGTACAGGCTATACCGCTGGCGGAGTGACGGTAACAAATGCCACAACCCCAACCTCGACCAACAGTTCTGCAACTGCTGGCGTGGCGTATTGGACTCCTTCAGCTTCATTTGTTTATACAACGGTGACGTTGACTACCGCGTTTGATACGGTTCTTTTGTATAACTCCACTCAGAGCAACAAGGCTATCAGTGTCCACACGTTTGGCTCACAGACCATTACGGCAGGCACGTTCACTCTGACCATGCCGTCAAACACCACAACCACAGCACTTATTCGCTTAGCAACAACTTAATGCGGAGGCGGCGTAGGCCGTAGACCATGTTTGGTATCTCCGCATTTTCTCAGGCACCATTTTCTGCTCTTGGTGAAAGTGCGGCTGTTAGCGCTGCTCTAACAGGCGTATCGGCGACTGGGAATGTTGGTTCTGTAACAGCAACTACTACGGTTGCTCTGTCTGGTGTATCGGCCTCGGGTGCTGTTGGAACAGTTACAGAGACAAACACAGTCGCGCTTACCGGTGTTGCGGCTTCTGGTGCTGTTGGAACAGTTACAGAGACAAACACAGTCGCGCTTACCGGTGTTTCAGCTTCAGGTTCGGTTGGCACAGTAACACCTTCCCGCTCTGTTGCTCTGTCTGGTGTATCGGCCTCGGGTGCTGTTGGCACAGTAACACCTTCCCGCTCTGTTGCTCTGTCTGGTGTATCGGCCTCGGGTGCTGTTGGGGACGTTACAGAGACAAACAGCCCTGCCGAAAACGGCAACCAAGCCACAGGTAGCGTTGGCACAGTAACGCCCTCCCAATCTGTTGCTTTAACGGGGGTATCGGCCTCGGGTGCTGTTGGGGACGTCACAGAGACAAACAGCCCAACAGAAAATGGCAATGCTGCAACAGGTAACGTAGGCACGGTATTAAATAGTGCTGCTGTTACTCTAACTGGGGTTTCAGCTACAGGTAACGTAGGTACATTAGGCTTCAGTAAATCTTTTGCTTTAACGGGCGTTGCGGCTTCTGGGGCTGTTGGAAATGTTACAGCAACCAACACAGTTGCGCTTACCGGTGTTGCGGCTTCTGGTGCTGTTGGAAATGTTACAGCAACCAGCACAATTACCCTGTCTGGGGTCTCCGCTTCTGGCGCTGTTGGGTCTGTAACAGAGACAAACACAGTCGCGCTTACCGGTGTTTCAGCCATAGGTTCGGTTGGCACGGTAACAACTTCCCGTTCCGTCGCTTTGACTGGAGTTCTAGCTACCGGTAGTGTTGGGTCTGTAACACCTTCCTACTCCGCCGCGCTGACAGGTGTTCAGGCTTCTGGGGCGGTTGGCACAGTAACCCCATCTCTCACCGTTGCCCTGACTGGTGTTCAAGCATCAGGTGCTGTTGGTACATTAGGCTTCAGTAAATCTTTTGCTATTACAGGGGTTCTAGCTACAGGCAGTGTCGGGTCTGTAGCGGAAACTACTTCGGTTGCCTTGACCGGTGTTGCGGCTTCTGGAGCCGTTGGCGCAGTTACAGAAACTAATACAGTTGCCCTGACTGGGGTTGCGGCTTCTGGTGTTGTAGGTACTGTAATCCAAAGCAAATCAGTTGCCCTGACGGGCGTGGCGGCTTCGGGCTTTGTTGGGACGATGATCTACAACGAGTCGGATGCAACAACTGGCGATGTAGCCACAGGTTCGGTTGGCACAGTAACACCTTCCCGCTCTGTTGCTCTAACAGGGGTCTCAGCGTCTGGGGCTGTTGGCACGGTAAGTAATGGAGCCAGCACAGTTGCCTTGACTGGTGTTTCTGCGACAGGGGCTGTTGGAACAGTTACAGAGACAAATACTGTTGCTATTTCTGGTGTATCAGCTACTGGTTCTGTTGGTACTGTAGTTCAAAGCAAAACATTTGCGTTAGCAGGTGTTCAGGCTACCGGTAGCGTTGGGACAGTGGTCTACACTCAGTCAGATGTGACATCCGGCGATGTGGCTGTAGGATCAGTTGGCACGGTAACACCAGCAATTTTGGTTGCTTTAACGGGCAATGAAGCAAGCGGCTCGGTTGGTACAGTAGTATTTGAGCAAATAGCTGAGTTAACTGGGGCTGAGGCTGTTGGAAGCGTTGACTCAGTTGGCCCAAATATTACGGTTGCCCTGTCTGGGGTTCAGGCGGCAGGCTCAGTTGGAACTGTAATTGCTATTTATTGGAAGCTGATTGATGACAGTCAGACAGCAAACTGGCAAAATATCACGGATTCACAAACACCGGGCTGGGCGGCTATAAACAGTAGTCAAACAACAAGTTGGCAGAATGTGGGAACATCCCAAACTCCCGGCTGGACAGACATTCAAAATGCAGAGAATGCTGACTGGGAAGTGATTGAAACGGTTTAAGGGAAAAAATGGCACTGGTACTTGCAGATCGGGTAAAAGAAACTACCACTACGACTGGTACTGGAACAGTGACGCTGCTTGGGGCATCAACTGGCTACCAATCATTTTCTGTTGTTGGAAACGCCAACACCACCTACTACACCATTGCTGGACAGACTGGATCAGAGTGGGAAGTTGGCATTGGCACATACACCTTGGTGGGTACGCTTTTGGCTCGGACAACTGTTTTAGCCTCTAGCAACGCTGGATCGGCTGTAAATTTCAGCGCAGGAACAAAAGATGTGTTTGTCACCTACCCAGCCGGTAGATCGGTATCTGGCGGCGAAGGTTACACAGAGAACGATGCCACGATTGACGTAAGTTCGACCATCAACACGGGCAGGAATGCTATCAGCGCAGGCCCAGTCACGTTAGCTTCAGGTATCACGGTGACGGTTCCGTCTGGCTCCGTCTGGACTGTTGTCTGATAAACCAATAGAATGCAAAAAGGAGTTTAAACGTGGCATCCTCATACACAACACTGCTAGGGCTTGTACTGCCTGTAACCGGGGAACTCACGAATACGTGGGGTTCAGCGGTGAACTCATCCCTGACGCAACTGATTGAAGATTCTATTGCTGGCTCTGTGAGCCAGTCAGTCACATCAGCAGATTGGACTCTGACAACCACCGCAGGCGGCGTTGCTAACCAAGCTCGTTTGGCTATCCTTATTGCTACTGGTGCGCCCGGAACAACAAGATATATCTATGCCCCGCAGTTGAGCAAGATGTACGTTGTGGTCAACAACTGTACGGATCAAAGCTCTGTTTACATCCGTGGCGGCACATCGGCCTCGTTTACTACCGGTGTTGAGATTGAAGCAGGGAGTTCTGCGCTTGTTGCATGGGATTCAACAATAAGCCCTAGCGGGGATTTCATTAAGGTAGCAGGCGGAGGTGGCGGCGCGTCTGGTACAGGTGGTGACCAGATATTTTTTGAGAATGATCTGACAGTCACTGGAAGCTATACCATTCCCACAGGCAAGAATGCCGGTACGTTCGGGCCAGTTTCGATAAATTCCGGTGTAACCGTGACTGTTCCGTCCGGTTCTGTGTGGTCGGTTGTTTAAAGGATAAAACATGAGTTCAGTAGCCATTTCAGGAAACGCAAGCGGGGCAGGTGTATTTACCATTGCCGCCCCAAACTCAGCAAGCAGTCGCACATTAACGCTTCCAGATGCAACAGGGACTTTAAGTCTTGGGTCACAAATACAATCAATTTCCGCTTCTGTTGCAGCAAATGCAATGACAATTTCAGCTTCTGGATTAACATTAGATTTTCGTAATACTACATTAGGTAGCGGTACTGTTACGACTGTGTCTGGAACTCCTGCAAACTTGGTCATTTCCAGCGGATCAACGCTAGGCACAGTAAGTGCTGTTGCTTCACGGATTGTGGTCATTGCCCTTAACAATGCTGGAACAATCGAATTAGCTGCGGTGAACATCAGTGGTGGAACTCAACTTGATGAGACAAACCTTATTAGCACAACGGCTGAAGGCGGGGCTGGCGCAGCAGATAGTGCATCAGTAGTTTATTCAACAACAGCCAGAACATCTGTTGCATACCGTGTAATTGGTTATATTGACTCTACCCAAGCCACAGCAGGAACTTGGGCTACTGCACCCAGCACTATTCAGGGTGTGGGTGGTCAGGCTCTGGCTGCTATGAGTAGCTTGGGGTATGGGCAGACTTGGCAAGCACCATCTAGGGCAATTGGAACTACTTACTACAACACCACAGGAAAACCAATAATGGTAACGGCGGTATATGCAAATACCTCAACAAATCAAACAGTTGGGTTTACTGTTGCCGGGGTTAATATTAGTTTTGACCAAAACTCAACTGCAAACACAGGTGCTGGCGGAACTTTAATTATTCCGCCGGGGGCTTCTTATGTAACGTACACAAGTGCTGGGACTCTAACACTTACAGCATGGTCTGAACTTCGTTAAGGATAAAAAATGCCACATTACAAAGATGCTCAAAACAAATTGCATTTTCTTGATGACAATTCATTTGTTCATCTACTCCCTACTGGATCAGTTCAAATCACTGATACAGAAGCAGAAACATTGCGCCCTGTGTATACACCAACATATGCACAAAAACGTGCGGCTGAATATCCCCCAATGACTGACTACCTTGATGGCGTAGTTAAAAGCGACCAAGCGCAGATTGATAAATACATAGCCGACTGCTTGGCAGTCAAAGCTAAATATCCAAAGGTGTAAACCATGACAGCAAAACTTGACGGAACAAACGGGCTGCTCCAGCAGTACGACTACCAAGTCTTAACGACTGCGTTCTCCTACACATTTGCAGCAGGAACAACTGTTCTGGTAATAAACCCTGCCGGTACGTTGGCAACAGGCACGATCACAATGCCTGCGGCCCCTGCTGACGGGATGACGATTACAGTGGAGTCCACGCAACAAGTGACTGCGCTCACCATGTCCGGTAATGGCGGTACGGTTGTTGGCCCTGCTATACAACTGATCCCCAACCAACCTCTTTCATGGGTCTATCGCCTAACAAACACCTCTTGGTATCCGCTGTTTGGTGGTGCTGGTCGGGCATCTGCTTTGGTCAGTGGCACTGCGGTTGCGTCTACCAGTGGTACGAGTATTGACTTTACAGGTTTGCCGAGTTGGGTAAAGCGTTTGACGGTCATGTTTACTGGTGTGAGTGTGAGTGGCACAAGTCAAATTCAAGTTCAATTGGGGACTTCTGGTGGTGTTGTTGCAACAGGCTATTTAGGCTCTGTTGATTCTTCAGCAACTACGGTAGGCGCAAGCACTTTTACTACAGGGTTGGCATTAGAAAGAGCGGGTGGTGCTACTGCGGCTGGTTTACGAAATGGTTTAGTAACTTTTGCAAATTTAACGTCAAATACTTGGGCTGGTTCTGCGCTTATTGGCTATAGCAGTTCTGGGTTAATATCTTACAGCGCAACATCTATTCCTCTCGGCGGCACACTAGACCGAGTTCGCATAACCACCGTCAACGGCACAGACACCTTTGACGCTGGTTCAATCAACATTCTTTACGAGTAAACAATCATGACACACAGAACAGTAGTTAATTGCGAAACAGGCGTAGTCACTCAAGTGGAGTACACCGCTGAAGAACAAGCCGTACATGATGCGGCAGTAGCTGCACAAGCACTTGCAGAAGCCCAAGCACTTGCAGAAGCCCAAGCACTTGCAGAGGCACAAGCCGCAGCAGAAGCATTGGCTGCTCAACAAGCAGTACAGCCCCCAGCACAAGGAGCGTAAACATGGCAACCACAATTAGCGGAACAGCCGGTGTAACGTTTCCCGCAGGTGGCGTAGGCAATCCAGCAAGCGCTGTCGTTGGGCTAACCGACACTCAGACGTTGACGAATAAAACGCTTGGCTCTGGCCTTGTTGCCGGGGCGAGTCTTATTACCTCTGGCACTGCGGTTGCAACAACTAGCGGTACAAGTTTTGATTTTACTTCTATTCCATCATGGGTGAAGCGCATTACTGTCCAATTTGTTGGTGTAAGTACAAACGGCGCTGGCAATATTAGAACGCAAATAGGTTCTGGATCGTTTACGATTTCGGGATATTTGGGGTCAAACGGATTTTTTACTACTACGCCTGTTACTGAGGCGGCTACAACAGGATTTACAATTCAAAACGTAGCGGGTGCAGGGCAAATTTTGCACGCTACAACAACAATAACTTTGGTTGATGCGTCTACATATACATGGGTTGCAACATCTGTAGGGGCAG